CTATCGGGCGAAATCGCTGATATCCAGGTCCGGAACTGCGTCCGCCCAGACCACTTCCTCGTGGTCGCGCTGATAGTTTTTCGTCATATCCTCGCTGGCATGGCCGGCGATCTTCTGCCCGTCCTTTCCGGCTTTCTTGTACAGGTGCAGCGACAGCGCCCTGACCTCATGGAAGCCCGGCATCTCCTCTTCACTCCACCCCGCATAACAGCCTGCCGTATCCCTGGCCTCCTTGAAGGCCCTGGTTAGGTAGCGCTCCTCGATCTTCGTCCAGTGCTCCTTCTGCTCCGCCTGCCTTTGCTTTTTCCGTTCAGGCCGGCGGTGAATCAGGAAGGGCGACGGAATGTTGTCCCGGCACCTGCTGAGCACGGCCTGGAGCTCAGGCGTCACCCGGAAGCGAATCCAGGCCGCGTCGCTGGCCTTGGCGGTCTTCTGCTGGACAACGTACAGAAACCCGTCGCGAACGTCGTCGAATCGCATGGCCAGGATATCGGTCCTGCGCTGGGCGGTGATCAGCGCCAGGTCGATCGCGTTCTGCAGCCAGGCTGGCGACTTCTCGCGAATGGCCCTCAGCCCCTCTATGGTATGTCGCCGCCGCTGCTTCTTTTCGATCTTCGGAATGGTGCAGATGGCCGGGTTGTCCGGGCAAAGGCCTTTCGCCACGGCGTGGTTGAAGATGTCGATCAGAAGCGCCCGGGCCTGGTTCGCCGCCCGGGGCGTCAGGCTGTCGAGCAGGTCCGCGATCATGCGGATGGTGATCTCGTTGACCGCCTGGGTGGGCCAGGCCTTCCGGAATTGCCGGAACCGCACTTCGTACAGATCGAGCGTACCTTTCGCCAGTTCGCGCGGTGGGAGGATCTTCTCCTTGTAGTGGTCGAGGAAGTCGACGAACAGATCGGTGGATCCGCCTTTCACCTTGGACACCAGGTCGGCCCCGCCAATGAACTCCATGTTCAACTGCTTGGCCGCGTTGATCGCCTTGGCCCGGTCGGCGCCAAAGGGGAACCACTTTCCATCTGTCGGCCTTCTGTAGCGGTAGGTTCCGCGCCTGGAGTCCAGGTAGAGGTTCTCGGGGAGCCCCTTGTTGGCCTTGTTCCGTGGTCGAGGTGACATCACGCGGCTCCTCGTAGAACCATGGCGACCAGGTCGTTGCTGGTCGATTTGCTGAACGCCGTCCAGTCGACGAACCAGAGTTTGCCGATCCGCTCGCCCGGGAGGATGCCGTCCCTGAGCTGGTTGCGGATCGCCTGGCCGGACAATGGCGTTCCGTTGGTGCCCCAGCGGCGCCGCTGGAACTCGCTGATCTTGATGAGTTCTTTTCGCATAGCAATGCCTCAATGCGCCGGCGTACCGGCGCCGCATGAATTAGGTGTTGGGTTCGGCGAGGCTCTTCAGCAGCGTCTGGAGCTGGCGCGCCTTCTCCAGGTTGGCGGCGTTCGCCTCCAGCCCCTGCTCGATCGTCAGCGCGGCCTCCTCGACGCGCGCCGCCAGGGCCTGGGCCTTCGCCGAGAACTCCTCGCCCAGCGTCTTCAACTGGCTGGCCAGGTCGCCGAGCAGTTCGATGGGGCTGGCGCTGCTGGCCTTCGCTGCCGGCTTGATGCTGGTGACGACCTGGGGCATGGGTTGGTCCTTCTGGAGTGGGGTTCTGACTTCGGTTCGCAGGTACATCTGGCGGTCGGCCTCGCGGATCAGCCCGGCTTCCTTCAGGTCGTTCAGGTACGCGCGGATCACCGACAGCTCCGCGCTGCTGTGGCCTCCGGCCGCCAGGGCGCCCTTGATCTGCAGGGGCGTCCATGGCGTCCGGATCGGGACCACGTCGTAGACCTTCCGGGCCAGGGCGGTCTGGGCCCTGAGGAGGGACTGCTGCCTGGTCGGCGTCATAGGCTGCACCCCCACTGCATGGCGGCGAATGCCGGGACCAGCGGCACGGCGATGACCGCGCCGGCGACCGCCAGGCCGAGCAGGACGGCGCCGGCTGCGAGGATTAGGGCTCTACGCATCGCTCCCTCCTGCCGTCGGCGCGGCAGCACGGTCCAGGCGCTCGATCTCGGCCAGCGTCAGGGCGCAGGCCTTGACCAGATCGCGGCGCGCGGTGGTCGGCTTCCACCATTGCTGGTCCCACGGCCAGGCCAGCGACACCAGCAGAGCTGTGGTTTTATCATCCGCCGCGCTGGAGCCGGCCAGGGCGTAGCAGGCGGCGGCGCGGGCCATCTGGCCGTGGCTGTGCTCGTTGTCGTGCTCCGGCGTCCAGCCCTCGGCCGCCACCTGGCGGCGCCGCTCGGCCTGCACGTCAAGCCAGGCCTGGGGCACCTGCCCAGCCTGGGCGGCCGGGACGGCGCCGGCCTTGTCTGCTCGCACGTACTCGATGCCATCGTCGATATCGTTCTCGCACCAACTGACCTCGGTCAGTTCGCTGAAGTCGATGTCGCGCGGACATTCGGCGCCCACGATGAGATAGATGCGTTCCGGTGCGGTCTGGATGATCCGCTCCCCCTGCGCGCCCTCTGCCTGCTCGGGATGCTGCCGGAACACGCTGGCGGCGATCAGTTCGGGGCCGAGATCGCTCAAGCACTGGACATCGTTCAGGGCGGCCGCCAGCGACTCCAGGGTGAAGGTCAGGCGCCGCTCATTCCAATTGCACTGGGCAGCAAGGTGCCCTGCCGCACCACACAGGGCACAGCACGATTGTTCGGTCATGGCTTAGTCCTCGGCGGGGTATATGCGGGTGCCGCGCTCGCCCTGCGCGGCGGCGATAGCGGCCTGGTGGAGCTGGCGGGCGTATTCGTGCATCTGGTCGGGGTAGAGCAGGGCGCCCAGGCGGGGCAGGCCGTTCACTTCGGCGATGGGGTTGCCCTGCGGGTCGATGCGGTGCTCGACGGTCAGTTGGATGGGTTGCATTGTGCGGGCTCCTTGGCCGGCGGCGCGCAGCGCAGGCAGTCGCAGGTGCTGGTGGGGCGGCCGGTACCGCGGCAGAAGGTCGGGCGGGTCATGCTGCGGTCCTTGCGGGCTCGGTGATGGTGTCGGCCATGACGATCCTCATTCCCAGGTCCACGGCCAGCGCGCGCTCGATGTTGGCGCCGCGGGAGGCGAGCCAGCCTGGCAGCAGGGCGATGGTGTCGCAGGTGACCAACTGGGCCAGGGCCAGGCGCATGTAGCCGGCCCAGGTGCCGCAGGCGGGCGCCGCGTTCTCGGCCGGGTTTTCCACGCGGTAGCCGAGCTGGCGCAGGCGCGCGGCCTCGGCGTTGAAGGCCGGGTAGTTGAGCTCCGGCAGGCCGGTCATGGGGCCGGCGAGGTAGATGCGTTGAGTCATGCTGCTGCCTCGATCTGCTCGAAGACGGGGAGCGCGCTGGCGAGCCTACGAACTGCCGCCATCTGGTCGACCTCATAGCCCCAGATGTTCCCGTCGCTCAGGCGCGCCCGCTCTGGTCCGAGATAGAACGGGTGCAGCTTCTTGCCGGTACGGATGTAGTCACGGAACAGGCAGACTAGGTCGCGGAGCGTCCCGCCGTGGCTGAAGCCTCGCCAGCGCCCGCCCCAGGTGGTCGGGTGGGTGTAGATCCGCTTCCCGCTGTAGTCGTCGATGAACCAGATGCGGCCGCGCTCGTCGACCTGCATGCAGGCGTATCGCTGCTGGGCTTGGTTGAAGAAGAACCGCCGGCCGTGGTCGGCGATGATGCGGATGGCCTGGTTGACGTGTTCGGTACGCTGCTGCTTGTCGGCCAGTCTTTTCGATGGCATGACGAATCCTTGCGCCTACTGGCGCGGGGCTTGTGGAAGAGGGATGGCTGGGGCGGATCAGGTCAGTTCGAATTCTTGCTGGCGCCGGATCGGCACCGCCGCCGGCGGCAGCAGGGCCTGGCCATGGTCCTTGAGGAAGCGCTGGGCGAGCTGGCGCAGCTGGTTCTCGCCGATGTCGCGGCGTTCGATCAGGTGCTCGCCTGGATTGCGGACGCCCTCGATCTGCTCGCGCTTCACGCCGAGCACGTCGGAGACGATCGGGTCGCTGCCTTCGTCGGAGATCAGGAAGAACGCCTGCACCGGCAGCGTCTGGCCGTCGCGGTGAACGCGGCCGATGCACTGCTCATGCACTCCCGGCGACCAATCGAGTTCGCCGAAGACCACCGTGCTGCAGACGTGCTGCAGGCCGTCGATGCCGGCGCCGGCGCGGAGGCTGATCAGCATCACCTTGCTCTCGCCGGCGATGAACGCGTCCTTGGCGGCCTGCTTCTCCTTCGGCGACTCGCTGCCGGTGTACATGACCGGGTTGAAGTCGGCGAGCTTCTCCTGCCAGATGCCGTAGACCTCGCGGTGCCAGCCGAACAGCATCACCTGTTGCCCGCTTTCCACCAGCAGGCGCACGAATTCGGCGACGTAGGGCGCCTTGGCCACGCCGGTGGCCTGGCGCACCAGCTGGTCGAACTCGCCGGCGGCGCGCATCTTCTCGCCGCGGTAGGCCTCGTTCGCCGCCAGGATCGTCTTGGCCAGCGCGACGGCGTCGCCGGTGATCCGTGCCAGCGCGGCGCTGTCGGACTCGATCTCGTGGGGGATCTTGGCCAGGGCCGGCAGCTCCCGGCCGACTTCCGCCCGGGTGCGCCGCAGCATGATGCCCTCGCGGCGAAGATAGGCGCCGAACTGCTCGGCGTCGCGCAGCTTGGGCTTCTCCCCGGGCGAGCCGCCGATGCACCACTCGCGCAGGAACTCGTCGTAACCGCCCAGGCAGTCGGGGATCAGCGGGTTCACGACGTGGTAGAACTCCGATCCGTAGTTGTAGATCGGCGTGGCCGTCAGGCCCATGCGCAGCCGCGCCTGGCTGGCCAGGTAGCAGCAGGCCCGGTAGATGTCGCTGTCGGGGCTGCGCAGCTGCTGGCATTCCTCGAACACGGCGTACTGCACGATCTCGCCCAGGACCTCGGCCCAGCCGCGCAGCTTGTGATAGCTGATCAGGATGACGTCGGGCAGGGTTTCCCACAGGTCGGTGATGCGCTGGCGCGGCTGCTTGGTCAGCGGGTAGGGCTGGCCCTTGCGGATGTGGTGCACGCGCAGGGCCGGCGCGAACTCGGCCAGCTTCTCCGGCCAGTGGTTGGGCAGCGCCGCCGGGTAGACCACCACCGCCGGCAGGTTGGCCGGCACGGCCATGGGGCACATGCCGGTGACGGTCTTCCCGAGCCCGAGGTCGTCGGCCAGCAGCAGGCCGCCGCGGATCTCGATCTGGGCCGCGGCGAACCGCTGGTACTCCCTGGGTGGCTTGGCCAGGTCGAACGGCGGGATCGGCAGGCGGCCCGCGACCAGCTCCGCCAGGCTGTGCTCCATGGCATGGTGCTGGTCGGCCAGGTGCTCGAGGCTGGCGCGGGCGTCCGCCTCCATTTCCATAGGGTAGCGCTGCAGGAACCACAGCAGTTCCCGGCTGTTCTCCGGGCTGCCCAGCAGGTCGATGTGGGCGGCCGCCTGCTGCAGCACGCGGGGGAACACCCGCTTCAGCCTGGACCTGACCTGCGGCTCGCAGTTGATCCGCCAGTAGCGGCCGTTGTACATCACGGTTCCGTAGTTCGTCATAGTGCTTGTCGTCCCAGTCGTACCATCTGGAAGGCCTTGCCGCCCCAGGCTGGGCGATCTTTCAAGGGCGCCGCGGCCCACCGCTGCGTACTGGCCAGCAGCACGCCGGTGACCTGCGGAAGGTGGATGTAGCGGTCGACCTGGCGCAGCGCCTCGGCGAGGGTGCCGTCGACCTTCACCTCGATCACCAGCCCGTCGAGCCAGAAGTCGGCGCGGTTCTTGGCGTCGAGGACGTGCTCGCGCTCGAAGCTGATGCCAGCCTGGGCGAGCACTTCGGCCATGGCCTCGTGCAGCTTCACCTCGCTGCTGTAGCGGTAGAGGTAGCCGCCCAGGAGCCGGGCCGCGTGCGACAGGTGCATGTGGATCGGCGAGGCGTCCCCGGTGCGAAGCGGGGCGCCGGCCTGCTGGTCTTGTTGCATGAGGGGTTCCTTGCGCCGCTGGCGCTTCAGTTGCGGTCGCGCAGGTCCAGCTCGTTGCCCCACTGGGCCGCGTAGGCATCGTGCTCGTTGTAGTAGGCCGCCATGGCTACGCCGCGCTGCGCTTCGGCTGCGCGCCGTAGGGCTCCCACCCGATCTTCGGGGCCTTGGTCTTCTTGTCGATCAGGGGCTCGCCCTTCTCGTTGGTGAGGGTGACGCGCGCCTTGATGTGCATGTCCCGGCATCTCAAGGTGCGCCGCGCCAGGTGGATGAAGTCGTCGGCGTACTGGGGCGAGTCGAACAGCGGGCTTAGCTGCTTGGTCTTCGTGCCCTCCATGATCTCGTCGGCGCGCTTCTCGCAGAGCGCGAGCCATTCGGCCATGGGGATGCCGACCTCGCCGAGCGGGGTTTTCCTGGATATCTTCACGGTCTTCCTGGCCTCTTCCAAGGCCACATCCCGGGTCATTCCGAATACGGCGAATGTGCTCATAGGGACACCCACTTATTGGATTGGTCGTAGTAGCCGCGCCATTGCTGGTAGCTGAAGCGAAGCGTTCCCGGGGAGCACAGCCAGGCCATGTTCAGCGGGCCGCCCTGCAACAGGTAGGGAACCTTTCGAGACGAGATGCGAGGGCGGTGGAGTCTCGGTCGCGCCAATGAGACGCGCTTGATCCGCGGGATTGTCGTGAGCTTCATTGGTCCTCCCTGTCGAGGGCAGCGGCTTCGCGCCGCCCCTCTTGTTCGAGCCTGCGCGCCACGCTTTCGCTTATCGTGATTTCGTGGCGCGGGATGGCGAGAAACTGCGCGGCGCCCTCCTGGCCCAGGGCGTGGACGTTGAGGATCAGCAGCTGCACGGCCTCGGCCTTCTGCTCGATGTCGGCCCAGCGCATCAGGTCGTCCAGCTTGGCGGTCACGCCCGGGCGAACCCGGTGCCGCAGCTCCTCCTCGCCGACCTCGGCGCGCTTCGCTGCGGCCTTAGCGGAGCGCTCCTGTTGCGTCTTGGCCATCAGCCTTCCATCCCGATGTCGTCGCGCGCCCGCTGTTCCAGTTCGCGGGCCCGCTCGCAGGCTGCGCCGTGGGTACGGCGGAAGCCGCGCACCTTGCCGGTGGCGCTCTCGACGATGTGGAAGAAGCCGCGGCCGGCCGGCTTCACCTGGTACAGCGGCACCTCGACGGCCAGGCGGCGGCGGATGGCGAAGGCGTCGCGCGCGGCGGCGGTCTGGCGGAGCAGGTCGGCCAGCGGCTGCTGGCGGGGGATCAGCTGGTGCATGGCGTTTTCCTCGGTTGGGTGGTTTCCTTTCGGCAGCACTCGGTCGCGCGGCTGGTGCGCCGGTGGGCGCCGCGGTGAGTGCTGTCGGAAAGAAACTGGAGAGGGAAGGGGAAAGGCCGGCGGTGCCGGCCCTTCGGTCTCACAAACGCCGCCGTATGTGAGTGTTTCGCGGCCCGCCCGGCTTGTTGCCGAACTACCTGGGTTGAAGGTCTACATGGCTGCCACTCCTCCTGCAGGGATCGGCCGGAGGCGCCGGCCGGCGCGTGGAGCGGAGCGAACGCCGGGCACTTCCCCGGAAGTGTCAGGTCTGGCTGCGCTAGCCCCTCGACTCGTTCGCTGTTCGGTTACGCCGCTTCGATCTCGGCCGGCTTCTCGCCGCCGGGTACTGCCGGAGAGGCTTCGATGATCTGCTGCAGGATCGGCTTCCAGATGGCCCACCAGGCCAAAGCCTTCGAATCCATGCCGCTGATCTCTTCGTCGTTGAAGGCCCACCATTCGGTGAGCGCGTGCAACTGACAGCCGATCTGCATGTGGGTGGCGGTGTAGGTGACCGGCCAAGTGTCCGCCTGGATAGCCTTCACCTCGCGGAGGTTGCCGGTCAGGCCCCAGATGGAAGACAGCTCGCTCAGGTAGGCGCCGCGCAGGTAGGCGCCGCTCAGGTTGGCGCCGCTCAGGTTGGCGCCGCGCAGGTAGGCGCCGCTCAGGTAGGCGCCGCTCAGGTTGGCGCCGTCCAGGTTGGCGCCGCGCAGGTAGGCGCCGCGCAGGTTGGCGCCGCGCAGGTAGGCGCCGCTCAGGTAGGCGCCGCTCAGGTTGGCGCCGTCCAGGTTGGCGCCGCGCAGGTAGGCGCCGCGCAGGTTGGCGCCGCGCAGGTAGGCGCCGCTCAGGTAGGCGCCGCTCAGGTTGGCGCCGTCCAGGTTGGCGCCGCGCAGGTAGGCGCCGCGCAGGTTGGCGCCGCGCAGGTAGGCGCCGCGCAGGTAGGCGCCGCTCAGGTTGGCGCCGCTCAGGTCTGCCTGCTCACCGCCCTCTTCGTCATCCAGCCACAGGCGGTGTTTTTCCAGGACCTCGGCAAGCTCTTCGGGGGTATAGGTTTTCATTGGGGTTTCCTTTTGGAGAGTGCGGATGCCCTTGGCCGAGGGCTGGTGCGCGCTTTCGGCTGCCGGCGATGCGTCGGCATGCGAAAGAGGGCGGAAAGAAGCCCGCATGAAGCGGGCTAAGAGGTGGCGTACTTGCCGGGGAGGTCAGTCTTCGTCGATCAGCACGAGGTTGCCGTGACGTTTGTAGCGCTCAAGTTCTTCGGGCTGGACCACGCTGTCGATCTCTCCGCTCATGGTTTCAAGGTCGCCCGCGTCGACTTCGTTCATCGCCATCAGGCCGGCTTCATCTTCGTTCTCGGCCTCAACCAAAACGGTTCCCATTGCAAGGACGGTGACTGCATAGATCGGCATGATCTCGCCTCCAGTGTGTGTATGCGCAAGGGCGCGGTTAGGCGGTGGCCTGCGCTTTAGGTGTGAACCGAGACGGCGACCAGTCGCAGGACTCATCGGCCGGGATATGGCCGAACATCAGCGTGCAGCGCCGGCAGTGCGTGCAGTCTGCGCAGGTCTTTCCTTCGGGCAGGCTCATGTCGTCGTCACCGCGTGGAAGCGGCTCGCGTTCGTTGCTCATCTCTTTCTCCTGACTGTGCGGAGCCATGGGGGAGCGGTCTGGCCGGTGCTGATCTCCGGTAGATCGGTCGTCGCTTACGCTGCCCAGCAGCAGCGGCTGATGGATCAACCAGGCCGCTCCCCTCATGACTCCAAGGTTCGATGCGCCCTGGCTGGGCCAGGGGATCGGGCTAGGCAAACGACCGTGCAATTGACCGGACGTGATCGAGGTCGGCGCATTGCTGCGTCTTGCCGTCGCTGTCGCGCTTGAGAATCCACAGATAGCGGCTGCCCCAGCAGCTCGACACCTTGTGAATCTCGGCAACCTTCACGCCATCCACCAGCACTGGTCGTTTCCCGTATTTCTGAGCGGCGCGGCCGATGGTGACCTTTTTCATGTCCTTTCCTCTGTGATGCCCCGGCGAACCGGGGCGGTGGCGGTTAGGCGCCGACTGCGCTGGTGTATGCGTTCATTTGGATCATTTGCTCGATAAACCCCCGAGCGTGCGCTTCCAGGCGGGATTCATCAGTTGCTTCGATCAGGAGCTTGTGGCTCTTCATGCCGGACCTGGTTTGCTTCCAGATCACGTAGAAGCTGCCTTCGACGCTGCTTTGCACGGTGATTGCAACGCCGTAGGCACTGGCGTTGACCTTCTTGGCTACTGCGTCGGCTATTTGCTGGCTCATCGTCTCGCCCTCCCGGGCTGTGTTCGTTGACTTCCTCGATGCCCCTCTTGCGAAGGGCATCTGAGAAATCTTGGCCGCATAGGATCAGGTGTTGGACCGGTGCGCGCGGGTTGCGTAACACCAAATCGGCCACAGCTGCATCGCTGCGGCGATATTCGCGTTTGTACCTTCCCAACTATCAAGCAGCGCCACTGCCTGCTCACGGATAGGCTTGGCTGATTCGAGCTCAAAGCGCTGCTCGCAATAACGCGCTGCAAACTCGCGGCTGATGTTGAAGATGGGGGAGGCCATGGTCAGCACCATGTCCTCGGCGATCTCTGCCGGGCTGCGCCCGTAGGTAGCGGCCATCTCTTATCCCTCAATGTCGAAGTGGCGGCGGGCGACCTGCTCCCCGATCTCATCGAGAAGGGCCTCGGCGCCAAAGTGGTTAACGATCTGCTCGATGTCGAAGTTCTCCAGCACAGAAGTGCCGTCCGCATCGAATGCTGAGATGCCCACCGTGGTTCGGCTGGCTGGATCGACGTCGATCTTGTAGGCCGTGAAGTTCAAAACGCTGATGTTCATGAGCCTGTCCTCTTGGCTGACTTCCCAGATGCCACCCTCTGGATGGCATCGAGGAAATCGGTGTTGCTCCGCGTTCGCCTACTGGGCTTCTACAACCCGCGGGTGGTGCTTCTGGCTGTCAGGGGAACCGCGTCGCCGGCATGCCGGGCGCTGCAGTCGTGTTGCGGCCGGGGTTACGAGGCCACCACCGGCAGGGCACGAACAATCAACGCAAGCGCTTCTGGCGCCTGTCCGCTGTGCCAGGTACAGAACCCCGGTCTGAGGGGCCCTGGCAGGGAGCGTTAGCGAAGCAACCCTTGGCGCGTCGCCTCCAGAAGGGCGTCGCAGCTTCGAGCAGGCCGGTGACCAGAGCCGGCGTGGTTGTTCCTGGTTGTTAAAGAGCGGTGCCCGGGTGGGCTGCCGGTGAACTGGCGTGGAATCAAGATAAGCCAATGCCTAATCTCATTGCAATAGGCAATGGCTAATTATTTTGCATAGCCTTATCCGCCGGTGATTAGGCGATGCCTTGCAGGCGTACAGGAATGTCGATACTGTATGTACATACAGTTGTTGCAAAAGGAGAGTTGTAATGGCGAAGCAAGCAAAGAGGCAGGAACCCCGCGCACCGAGCAGCTACGAGGTTCTGGGGAGAAGAATTCAGCGACTGATGGGCATGCCGGCCGCGCAGTTGGCGCGGTCGCTGACCATCAGGAAGGAGGAGGGCGAGAGCCAGGCTGACTGGGACCGGCTACTGGACGAGATGAGCCTGGCTGACGGGGTGGATATCGAGGAGGGGGAGGAGGGCGCTGTCACCATCCGGTGGCAGGTAGACGAGAGCGCCTGGTAGGAGGAAGAGACCGGAAACGAAAAGCCCCGCAGTGCGGGGCTTTTTCATGGGGCGATTGATATCAACCTGGTCCAGCTCGGCCCAGTATCAGCCAGATGACGGAGACAATCGCTGCCGAGGCGATAGCCCAGGCGCAGAGAAGAACCCAGAAGGTCGGTCGATGTGGTTGCCCCATGGCGTCCTCCTGTGCAGATGCCAGAAAAAGAAAGGCCGCCTCGATCAGGGACGGGCGGCCGGAAAGGTCTCAGCATGGAAACTTCAGCGTAGCAGGCGATGCCGTCATTGCCAGAAACGAAAAAGGCCGTACCCAATCGATACGGCCTTGTCCTGGTAGCTGCTGTCTTCCCAGCTCCAGGGCAGGGAAAATTTACCAAAACGGGTAGGGCGGTCAAGGGAGGGCGAAAAGCCCAGCGGGCGCGGGGCTTAGGGCCATGCTTAGTGATGACTTCGGCTGGCGCCGCGCTTCTCCAGGTCGGTGAACAGCATGGACTTCACCAGCGATGAGATGATGTCGCGCTCCATCAGGGCGCTCGCGTGGTCCTTACGGTCATCGATCACAACCATGATCTCCCGGCCCTTGGTATAGGGGCTGCTCAGGATGTCGCCGGCCTTGCGCATAACGCCGCCCGTCGCATTGGCGTTCGGGCTGATTGCGTCCACCAGCAGATTGCCCAACTGGAAGTCGAAAGTGTGCTCGCGCCGGGACAGGCCGCGAGCCTTGGGCCGCAGCGACAGTGTTTCGGTGGGGCGCCAGTGCCGCAGTAGCATCTCCACCTCATCGACCAGCACATGCCAGTCAGAAGGAGTCGCCAACGCCTCGCGCTCGTATTCGACGATGGACATCAAGCCAGCCAGGTAGCGGGCGATCAGATCGGAGGCCTGTTGGTTCGGTCCGCTGGCCAAGATCTCGCCCGCATCGCTCAGCGCCAGGCTATGCAGTTCCAGGCGATTGCGCAGCGAGGCCCAGCGGCGCTTGTCCGAAGAGGACAGACCGATGCTCATCAGGTGGGCGAGGGTGTCGCCATTGTCGCTGAGCACCAGAACGGTTCCGTGCTCCTTCACGTAGAAGGCAATCGGCTCTCCATCCGAGAAGGAAAACGGCGTGTCGACCTCTAGCACCGGCCCATGGGTGATGCCTTTCACGGGTCGGCACTCGAAGCCCAGATTATTGATCAGCCAGTTACATTCCATGATCGTCACCAAACGGGTATGGCAGTTCGGTCTCCAATGTCAGACAGATGCGGCTACAGAATAATTCCAGCCAGAGCTTGTAGTCTGTGCAGCAGAGGTCATTTTGTACAGGTCGCACATCGCCATCGTCGCCGTAGTGCTCGTGCGGGCCGTAGAGCCTTGGCGGCCCGTTGTGCGAACGCTTGTCCTGGGGGACGACTTCTAGTTGGTAGACGCGCCGCTGCTTCTGGTTGCTCAGGCGGAACATGGTGAAGGTGTACTTGCAGCGATCCGCAGCCACGCCCGTGCGCAGCACGATCTCGATGGTCACGCCGGGGATGGTTGCGCCATCCTCATCCTCCGGCCGGAAGGCGGCGACCTTGAACAGGGTGTTAGTATCCTTAGTGCCGAACGCCAAACGGCCAGAGAAGCGCTTGGGTCGCGCGATCAGTTGCTGATCATCCATGCATACGCCTCACTCCCCCCATTTGCCTATCGCTCCGGCCCTGGCCATGACACCTATCAGCCCTTACTCCGCGTTATCCGCCCCGCCTTGACCTCATCAGCATATGAGCCAAGACGGTCCTCGCCGTTGATGAGCACCCCAACGATACGGAGTACGGCCCAGGCGTCAGTCTCATTGCCTGCCTGGCTCAGTCGCTCGGCGATCTTCACCAGGTCGACGGATGCCCATTTGAGGTCCGCCGTTATGGACTTGAGGTCGTGCTTTAGCAACTGGGTGGGTTTGTTCATGCCCATTTCTTACAGATCCCCACCGCGCCAAACAATCTGCCCCATCAGCGACATAGGCTCGTCATCCTCGTCCAACCACTGGTCCGGGAATTCGCGCTTGTCGAGGTTGTCGCTGATCAGCCCCCACTGGTTCACGGCGCTCGCATGCGAAAGGCGCTTGATGATCACGCCGTCGGCGCCGTTGAGGGCGAAGATTGTGTTGTGGATCGGCTCTTTCTGGGCCTTGTTCAACAGCACCACGTCGCCATCGTTGATGGTGGGATGCATGCTCCACCCGTCGGCATAGAAGGCTTCTAGATATTTCACATTCAAGCCCCTGGCCATGATCCAGGATCGCTTGAACGCCAGATGCCCCTTCACTTCGACGTAGGGGTTCTCGTAGCCGCGGCCCATTGCGCCCCTGGCGCTCTTCAGCGGGACGTGGACGTATTCGTCATCGCCCTCATGCGGGCTTGGGCTGCTGGCTTTTTCCACTGACGCCACAGCCACCAGGTCGGCCTCCTTTGCCGTCAGCCCCCAATGGCTGGCTGGAACCGTGTCGGCAAAGAAGGAAATCAACTCGATGAGCTTCGATTTGTCGATTCGGCCGTATTTGACCCACGTCTGAATAGACGGAGGTTGCACCCCGAACTGCCCGGCAAGAGCCTTTTTCGAGATGTTTTTGGCGATACGGGCAGCCTCAATAGCTGCGCCTAATTCCGGTCCGGTAAGCATTGCCTAATTTAACTCTACCCATCAGGTGGTTAGGCAATGGCTTGCCTTTGATTAGCCAATGCCTTATTTTCTCCGCATTACACCGGAGACACGAAATGACCCCGCCCGAAGCCGTACTCAAAGCCGCAAAGATTCTGGGGAGCCAGGCCGAACTGGCTCGCCTTCTCAGTGTTCGAGCGCCAACGGTAAGCCAGTGGTGCTCGGGAGAGCGGCCGATCCCGGCACCTCGTGCCGTTGAGATCGAAAACCTCACCAAGGGTGAGGTATCCCGCCGGGATCTTTGCCCGAGCTTTCCCTGGTCGTCCTTCGCCGCATAGGAGCAGATCCCAATGAGACACCCGAACCCTCCGCCGCCGCCCGAACTCGCTGTCCTTCAGCACAAGGAGGCCCTGGCGCTCAATGCCATTGCCGACCTGAACGGGGCGCGGGAAAGGGCCGGCCTTCCGCGTGTTCACCTGGACGTGGTCGTCCAGGCCGCGGCCGCGAGCACTGACCGTCCGCCGGTTTGCGCGGGTATCGATGTGCAGGCCGCTGGCTGCGTTGCCCGGCTCCGCATGGAGGTGCCGAGCGTCCGCGAGGTGGTTCGTCTTCTCGGGGTGTTCAGTCGGGCCATCTGCCTGACCGAGGAAATCGCTCGCGACGGCCGGGACGGAGTCGTCCGCATTCAGGAGATGGCGCCCGTGGTGGACGCCATCAACACCTACCTGGCCGCGCTGCCGACGGCCACCTCTGTGGAACTCTAGAGCATGAAGCAAGAGATGAACCCCATCGACAAGGACCGCCTGGCCACGCTGGCCGAGGCTGATCGCATGTGCAAAGAGGCCCAGGCGCTCTGGGCGGAAGCGGAGCGTCTCCGCTCCCAGTTCCGCCTTCAACTGGTGATCACTCAGGCCGCTGGTGAGGATGATCGGTTCTCGCTGGACGTCCGCATCTACGGCGCAGTGCACGCCCTCTACGCCCCTCGGAGCGTAGAGGAGGTGTGCCAGAACGCCTTTTACCTCATGCAGGGTTTTCAACCACCACTTCCCCGTCGGCCTTTCGGAACACGTTTGGATGGAACAGAAAACGGACTCTATACGGCTGCCGATTCGTTGTTTCGAAGTCAATGAACTCAAGGCCGGAGAAGCTGATTTCGCAGCCTTTCGGCAGGGCCTCGATGCGGCGGAGTAGCTCTTCTCTGGTGATGGTTGGGATTCGATCAATAGACATGCCGGGCCTCCATGGCCGTTTCGTGTGGAAGCAAAACGATACCACGCTGCGCCCGGCGCCCTTTTCCAACAGAGGCTCACGCAACCACCAGTTCCAGCTGAGCCCCAACAAGACATACCGCTGACCTCCCTTTCTTGATGGGGGCAGCTTAGGACCAGGAGCGCAACGTGAACACGTCCAATCCCCGACACGAAATGACTCGCGACCAGGTCCTGGTGGCCTACGCCGCCGACCAGATCGCTCGCACCAGCCTCAGCCAGGACGATTTCGCCCAGGCGCTGAACCGGGCGCTGTACCAGAAGTGCCCGCGCAAGGCCGTGGCCGAGAAGGTGCCCGACTTCGAAGCAGACGAGCTGAAGGGCGACACCGGCGAGTACCTGAGGGCCGCTGGCCGGTGGCTGAAGCGCGTCCAGCGGCTGCTCGGCGGTGAGCAGGAACTGCCCGCCTGGATGGAAGAGGCCTGGGTGGCGGCGCTGGAGCCGGAGTGGCGGGAGCGCTGCATCAACGAACTCGCCGACCGCTACGGCCTGATCGGGGCCCGCGCCGCTGGCGTGGTTGGGTGCCCGGTGAGCGCGTTCGGCCAGTTGGTCGCCGGTATCGGCGAAGCGGTGGAGCGCTGCAGCGTGGTGCTGGCTGACGGCCGCATCGACGAGAACGACCTGCCGGACCTTCCCGCGGCGATCGACCGGCTGCTGCTGGTGGAGTCGAAGAGCTTCGAGATGCGCCGGCGCATGGAGAACGAACTGGCGATCCATGCCGGCGGCAAGCCGCTGGTGCTGGTCGGCTGAAAAAACAAACCCCGGCTGGAGTGGGGACTCGGCGCCGGGGTTCAGATCAACGGGAGTGAGTATGCACACGACGAATGGAACTGACAACGCTGCGCCACGTTTTCCGATTGCGCAAAACGTGGCGCGGATGGAAATGACCTCGCGCGAGATTGCGGAACTGGTCGGCGCCAGGCACGACAGCGTGAAGCGAACCATCGAACGCCTCGCCGAGCGCGGCGTGATCGCTTCTCCACCGCTGGTGGAAAAGCCCACCGCCGGCCGGCCCGTCGCCGAGCACGTATTCGCCGGCGACAGGGGAAAGCGCGACTCCATCGTGGTGGTGGCCCAGCTGTGCCCCGAGTTCACCGCCAGGCTGGTTGATCGCTGGCAGGAGCTCGAGGAGCGCGCTGCGGCGCCCGCCATCCCGCAGACCTACTCCGAGGCTCTGCGCCTGGCCGCCGACCTGGCCGAGCAGAACACCCAGCTGCGCATCGTGGTTGGCGAGCAGGCGCCCAAGGTGGAAGCCCTGGAGCGCCTCACGGATGCCTGCGGCACGCTCTGCCTGACCGACACCGCGAAGCATCTCAACATCCAGCGCAAGCGCCTGTTGGCCTGGATGCGCCAGAACCGGTGGATCTACCGCCGGGAAGGTTCAGCGCGCTGGCTGGCCTATCAGCCGCGCATGGCGGCTGGCCTGCTCGAGCATCGCGTCACAGTGCTGGGCGAGGACGACTTGGGTGACCAGCGCCTGGCCTCCCAGGTGCGCGTCACGCCGAAGGGACTGGCCAAGCTGGCCCAGAAGGTCGCGGAGGGTTCGCTGTGAGTGTTCAAGCCATGACCTGGGCTCTGGAGCAGCGCGTAGTCACCGACTCCTCTGCCCGCCATGTGTTGCTGTGCCTGGCCAACTACGCCGACAAGCACGGCCGGGGCGCCTTCCCCTCGGTGGCCAGCCTCGCGGATGACACCGGCCTGTCCGAGCGCACCGTGCAGGCCAAGCTGCGCCTACTGGAAGACTTGGGTGTGATTGTCGAGGGCAACCGGGCGATCGCCGCGGCGTACATCACCCGTCGGGACCGTGTTCCGACCTGCTACGACATCGTCATGGAACGGGGTGAAGCTGCTGCACCCCGTCAAAATGAACGGGGTGAAACCACTGCACCCCGTGAAGATGCCACGGGGTGCAATCCACAGCAGAACGGGGTGCAAATTACGACGGAACGGGGTGCAGCGGCTGCACCCAATCCGTCATTGAACCATCAGGTAACCGAAGAGCAGCTGCAACACGCGAGCGATCCGGTCGATGTTCGCCAGCGCTTCGCCATGACCGAGGACTGGGAGCCGGATCCTGACGACCTGGCAGCGCAGACTCGCCTGATGGGCATTCCGGTGTCGGCGATCACGCTGCCCGTCGTGAACAAGTTCAAGGCCCACTGGCTGGCCCTGCCGGATGCCGTGTTCACCCAGGCCAAGTGGGCGAACGAACTGGCGAAGTGGATCAAGCGGGAGCGCGTCGAGGGCTCGGGCGAGACCGAAGGCGCTGCCTGGGGCGCGAACGGGGTGCGCGTATGAGCCAGCCCAAGCGTGCTGACCTGATCGCTGCGAACCTCCGCGCCGCTCCGGCCCCGGCCCAGCCCGCCCCGGGCGCGAACGTGGTCCCCGTTGACGACTTCGCCCGCCAGGTGATGGACGACCTGTTCGACCGCATCCGCGGCATCTGCTCCGGCTGGCGCTCCGCCTGGTACACCCAGACGGTGATGGGCAAGGCCAAGGAGGAGTGGCTGGCCGAGTTCGCCCGGGCTGGCGTGAACAGCCAGGAGCTGGTCGACAACGGCGTGCGCGCCCTGCGCCAGAGCAAGCGCGAGTTCGTGCCGCCGCCGGCGCTGTTCGTGGACTGGTGCTTCGGTGCCGATCAGTTGGGCCTGCCGAGCCTGGAGGAGGCCTACCGCGAAGCGCTGGCGAAGACGCACCCCGCTGCCGCCGCAACCGCCACCTGGAGTCATGCCGCGGTGTACCACGCCGCCGCCCGCGCCGGCTTCAGCAACCTGCAGCAGCTCAGCCGCGACGACGGCATGAAGCTGCTGGAGAGCAAGTATTCCCAGATCCGCCGCGAGATCGCGAAGGGCAACAGCCTGCCGCCGGTCCCCGCCGCGGCCCTCCCGCAACCGGCGAAGGCTGCCGATCCTGAAGTGGGCAACGCAGCCCTGCAGGCCATCCGCGCCCGCCTGAAAGGAGCCAGCAATGCCTGACCTGACCCCCCTGAAGTGGCGCGCCAAGCGCAACCGCGATGGCCAGCAGATCCCGAACTGCTGGATCACCGACAGCGGCTACACCGTTTCCGAGTGCCGACTGCCGGAGAAGCGCTTCACCGTCACCCGCCCGGGCGATGCCGCCCCGTTCGCCTACCTGGGCAGTCGCGATGAGGTGGTGTCGGTCATCCGGGCCGACATGAAGGCCAGCGGGGTGCTGGCATGAAGGGCCGCAACCCCACCGCCGAGCAGAAGCGCTGGCACGACCTGCTCGTCGGCGTGGTCGGCTGCATCGCCTGCCGCGTCGAACACGGCGTGGTGAATGACTTCTGCAGCATCCACCACGTCGACGGCCGCATGAAGCCGCACGCGCACTGGTACGTGCTTCCGCTCTGTGGCCCGCATCATCAGCACGGCACCGGCCCGGAGAACTTCCCGGGCGTGGCCGTGCACCCGTACAAGGCCAGGTTCGAGGAGCGCTACGGGCGCCAGGCTGACCTGGTTGGGCAGTGCGCTCGCATCATCGCCGAGGCCGGCCACGACATCCCGGCCGGCTTCCTGGCCTGGCTGGATGGCGACGAGGTGATGGCATGAAGTCGCCCCGTCCTATCGCGCGGACTCCGCGCCCGCTGCGCCGGCCGAAGGTTGATTGGGAGGGCATGGAGCAGGCCACGCTGTTCGCCATCCTGGCGGTGAAGCACCCCGAGGCTGCGCGCTTGGCCTTCCACGTCCCCAACGGTGGCCACCGGCACATCAAGATCGCCGCCGAGATGAAGCGCCAGGGCGTGAAGGCCGGCGTTAGCGACATCGTGCTGCCCATGGCGCGCGGCGGGTGGTTCGGCCTGTTCGTCGAGTTCAAGGCGGCCCCGCCGAACGACGCCCGGGTGTCGCCCGAGCAGAGCGCCTTCCTGGTGCGCATGGAGCGGGAGGGCTACTACGCCACAGTCTGCCGCGGCGTCGACGACGCGCTGCGAGTCATCGAGCAGTACCTGGCCCAGCCCAGGACGGAGGTGGCGCGGTGATGGATATCTGGGAGGACGTCTGCCAGATCATCGGCAGTTCGTGGTCGGTGACGCCGGAGCATCGGCGGGAGGCGCTGGCGCGCTGCTCCGGTCCGGGTGTACCGGGCATCACCGTACTCGGTGCGCTGTCGCGTCGAGCTGACGAGGTGCTGGCCGCGGCGCCCAGCGCGGACATCGAGCGGCGCATCGAGGTGCTGGATCAGCAGATGGGGCTCGGCTACCAGCAGGAGCGGGTTGCCCTCGGCTATCGCGAGGGGCGGGTGGTCGGCAACCGCGTCGGACGGCCCCGCAAGGTCGCCGCCGCGCGCCGTTCTGTCGTTGATCGCTGCCGGCGGGAGATCGACGCCATGCGCATGGAGCGGAAGCGCCTGTCCGATGAGTTGAGGAGGAGGTCGCATGCGCAAGACGCACGGGCCTGACCTGCAGAAGGCCGTGCTGGCCATTCAGCGCTGCCGTGCGTGCCGCGGCCAGGGCTTCACGAAGGGGGTGTTTTTCGAGCTCGATTGCACGGCCTGCGACGGGACCGGATGGATTGGGGAGGACGGAATGCCGGTGGATCCGGTTGCGCTTATCCGGGCGCTGGGGCGGCGCGTTATCGAGGCCGAGCAGCGGCTGGTGAACCAGGCGAAGGTCTCGGCCTGGACAGAGGACAACAACCGCCGCGGGGCCGGCGGATCACATTTCACGGGGGATTGAAGATGGCGCGCACTCGCACCTACACGGACAAGGCGCTGGGCGATACCGAGTATCTGCTGGAGCAATGGGGTTGGTGGCGCATGGATGGCCGGGGCATTCCGGGCCATGTCTCGCAGATGGCCGTCATCATGAGCCGGGCCAACCCTATCGGGGCGGTGAAGGCCTATCGAATCACCGATGAGGCGGCAATGGCCATCGACGGCGCTCTGGCGAAGCTGGTGGTGCGCGACCAGCAGATGGGCGACTTCATCTGGCTCTACTACGGATCGAAATGGCCAGCGCTGCGAATCTCTCGCGAGTACAGGGTGGGCGAGGCGAAGGTCCGGGAACTGGTGAAGGCCGGGGCAGCCTGGATCGACTGCTGCCTGGAGCGGCTGCGGGAGGCAGCATAAAGCGCTTTACGCGCGGAATAGGGGGTGGTTTCATGCCAGCGTGAACTGCTGTGAACGCAGCAAGACGCTCAAATAAACCCGGCCATCGCGCCGGGTTTTTTGTTGCCCACGATTTCATGGTGCGCGCTCCTGCGCCTTGCCCGATCACGCTCGGGCCTTTCTATTCACGCAGTGCCAGGGCTGGCGAAGCCTGGGGACACCCGTATGAGGACAACCATGACCGAGCCTGCCTCGACAGCAGTTGGCGGCATCGCGCTCTACAAGCTCGGCGCCTTTGGCTTCTTCGCCTTCCTGGCCGCCATCCTGGTGATGGTGATGACGCTGCCGAAGACGCCGCGCGAGTTCGTGGTCGCCATGATCTGCACCGTGGTCTCCAGCGTCTGCGGCGGTGCCTTCCTGGTCCGCTGGCTCGACATCGGCAGCTGGGTGCAGGACGACATCGGCATGATCGCCCTGTGCGGCATCATCTTCGTCTGCGGCCTGCCGGCATGGGTGATCGTCCGGGCCTGGTTCGCCTGGAGCGAGTCGCGCAAGACCGCCAGCCTTCCCGACATGGTGAAGGAGTTCCGCGAAGGCACCGGCCTCTAAGGACAGCGCCATGCGGGGAAGCATCAGTGCTCAGGACCTGGACGATGCAGTCGCCTCCCTGGCTAGCCTTGGCGGCGATCTGCCCAACCGTGTGCTGGCCGATGCCCTCAATCACACCGCCAACCAGGCGAATCAGGCGCTGCGGTCGGAGATTGACGATGTGTTCGATCAGCCGACGCCCTTCACCCGTAATGCCATCCGCATCCTGAGCGCTACGCCGAACCGCCTGGAGGCTGCGCTGTGGGTGAAGGACGAGAAGGACCATGCATCGAAGGGGCAGGCGCCGGAAGACTGGGTGGCGCCCCAGGTATTCGGCGGTCCCCGGGTGGACAAGGCTTCGGAGCGCAACCTGCGAGCCAAGGGCATCTTGCCCAAGGGGATGTTCATTGTGCCCGCCGCAGGTGCTCGCCTGGACCAGTACGGCAACATGAGCCGCGGCCAGATGATCCAGATCCTGTCCGGCCTGGGCGCCCTGGAGTACCGCGAGGGCTCCAAGCACAACGCCACCGACAGCGCCAGGTCTCTGGCCAAGGGGCACCAGCAGGCCTACTTCGTGATGAAGCGGGGCAGGGTGCCAATCGGCATCGGTGAGCGGCGCGACAAGACGCTGGTGATGGTGCTGGCCTTCGTGCGCGCACCCCAGTACCGCGAGCGCTTCAAGTTCTTCGAGGTGGTGCGCCGCATCGCCGAGGACGACGCCAGGCTCGAGGCGAACATCGAGGAGGCCATCGCCAAGGCTGCACAGGGGCGGACGCCGACCGAATGGAGGCGCCGGCCCCAGTCGGGCCCGCGGTCTTAAATCGGGGCCTGTGGCGTGCCACAAAAGCACGGGGAGGGCTCTGGGCTGGCACCCCTGGCGAGCCACAAAATTCCGGTAGGTTCTCCCCGGGGGTAGGGGGCCAGAGGGTAATTCGAACCCCGCGCGCCAACTATGTATGACCGAATTTCGGAGGTTGGTTGTTGTGTTGTCATGAGCAACTCGAACATCACTCGGCAGCCCCATTGGCTCAACAAAAGCCGGATGGCGGCGAGCCTCGGCATCAGCACCCAAGCCTTTGATAAATGGGGCGTCGAGCCAGTGGCTCGGATCGGCCGCGAGGCCTTCTACGACGTCCGCTCGGTGCTGGAGAACCGCCTGGCCCAAGCGGAGCGGAAACACCAACCAGAGGGGGACTACCCGGACGGGATCGACCCCTATGCAGAAGCGAAGCTGACGCAAGAGCGTCTGCGCCTCACCGCGGCCCAGGCCTACGCCCAAGAGCAGAAGAACCAGGTCCAGGACAAGCTCCTGGTCCCGGCCCCGTTCGCCACGTTCGCCCTGGCGAAAATCGCCGCCAAGATTGGCTCGGCGCTGGAGACCGTCTGCAAGACGGTGAGTCGCCGCCACCCGGATGCTGATCCCTTGGTGATGGAGTCCTTCGAGCGGGAGATCGCCTTGGCGCGAAACCTTTCCGCTGAGTTCAGCGACGACATCCCGGGAATCCTCGATGAGTACCTTGCCACCCTGGATCAATGACCTGCGCATTGCGGTCAAGCTGGGTTTGCAGGGGATGTTTAAAGAGCCGCCGATGACGGCGGTGGAGTGGGCCGACAAGCACTTCTACATGTCGGCCGAGTCCTCGTACAACGAGGGCCGCTGGAAGACCGCACCTTTCCAGGTCGCCATCCTGAACGCGATGGGTAACGACCTGATCCGGGTGGTCAACTTCGTGAAGTCGGCCCGGATTGGCTACACGAAGCTGCTGATGGCCAACATCGGCTACAAGATCCAGCACAAGCGCCGCAACGTGATGATGTGGAGTCCGACCGATCCGGACGCCGAGGACATCAGCAAAAGCCACGTCAACGGTCTGATCCGCGACGTTCCGGTCATGCTGGAGCTCGCGCCCTGGTTCGGCCGGAAGGACGGCAACAACACCTTGGACAACAAGGTGTTCTCGAACCGCCGCAACCTCTGGATTCGTGGCGGCAAGGCCTCCCGGAACTACCGGGAGAAGTCGCCCGACGAGGTGATCTACGACGAGCTGTCGAAGTTCGACGCTGACGTCGAGGGCGAGGGCTCGCCGACGTTCCTTGGCGACAAGCGTCTGGACGGCGCGGTCTATCCGAAGTCGATCCGAGGCTCGACGCCTGGGATCGCCGGTAGCTGCCAGATCACCAAGGCGGCGGATGAGTCTCCCTACCGCCTGCGGCTTCACATTGCCTGCCCGCATTGTCAGCGGGAGCAGCACCTGAAGTGGGGCGGCAAGGATTGCGAGTTCGGCCTGAAGTGGGAAAAGAACGACCTGGGCGAGGCTGAGCGCGCCTGGTACGTCTGCGAGCACTGCGCGGCCTGCTTTGATCACCGGGACATGGTGGCGGCCCAGGCGAAAGGCCGCTGGATCTGCGACGAGACGGGCAGCTGGACGCGTGACAGCATCGACTGGTACGGCCCGGACAACGAGCCAATCCGCACGCCCCGTTCCGTCAGCTTCTACTGCTGGGCGATCTACAGCACCTGGACCACCTGGGTGTCGTTGGTGGACGAGTGGCTCAAGGTCAAGGGCGACCGCGAGAAACTGGTTACCTTCATCAACACCACGCGCGGCGAGGTGTGGGAGGAGGAGCAGGGCGACCGCGTGGAGTGGAAGACGCTCTACGCCCGCCGCGAGAACTTCCCGAAGGTGCCGCCGCAGGCGCTGGTCCTGATGGGCGGTATCGACACCCAGGACGACCGCTACGAGGGCCGCGTCTGGGCCTTTGGCCTGGGCGAGGAGGCCTGGCTGGTGCATCGCTTCGTGCTCTACGGCGATCCCGGCAGCGAGGAACTGCGGCGCAAGGTCGGGCTGGAGATTCACCGGCAGTTCACCCGCGCCGACGGCGTGCCGATGGGCGTCATGCGCTGGTGCTGGGACGCCGGCGGCCACTATTCCGACGAGGTGGAGGCCGAGAGCGCCAAGCACGGCGTGCACTGGGTGATCCCGACCTTCGGAGCCAGTACCTACGGCAAGCCCATCGCCAACTTCCCGAAGCGCCGTAAGCGCAAGGTCTACAAGACCGAGCTGGGCACCGACAACGCGAAGGAGCTGATCTACAGCCGCCTGCGCATCGACGTGCCGATCCCGTGGCAGCCGACGCCTGGCTGTGTGCACTTCCCGATCGACAGCGACATCTGCGACGAGGACGAGCTGAAGCAGATCACCGCCGAGAAGAAGAAGCCGGTGATGGCGAAGGGCGTCCGCGTCTTGCGCTGGGACTCCGGCGGGCGCCGAAACGAGGCGCTGGACTGCTTCGTGTACGCCCTGGCCGCGCTGCGCATCAGTCAGCAGCGCTTCGGCCTCGACCTCGACCAGCTGGAGCGTGCGCGCGTTGAGCCCGTGCCGGAGCCGGTCGCCCAGCAGCAACCCTCGAACGATAACCACGCCAGTACCTCCGGGGGCTGGCTCAACACTGGAAGCGGACCATGGCTCTGACAGCGCAGCAGATGCTCGACAAGTACCTGGAGGCCGAGGCCGCGGTGCTGGAAGGGCGGACGGTGATCTTCAACGGGCGCACCCACACCATGGAGGACATCGAGAAGATCCGCGCCGGCCGCCGGGAATGGGAGCGTCGTGCAGCGGCAGAGCAGGCACGCGCTGCCGGCCGCCGCCCCGGCCCGGCTCTGGCGGAGTTCAGCTGATGAACCTGATCGATCGACTGCTGAAACCCTGGGCCCCCGGTCTGGTGGCTCGGCGCCTGGCCGCCCGCGAGGCGATCCTGGCGTACGAAGCCGCCAAGCCTGGGCGCACCCACAAGGCCAAGCGGCAGCCGTTGGGCGCCGACACCTCGCTGCAGAAGTCGGCAGTCTCCATGCGGGAGCAGTGCCGGAAGCTGGACGAAGACCATGACCTGGTCACCGGCCTGCTCGACCGCCTCGAGGAGCGGGTGGTGGGAGGCAGTGGCATCGGCGTGGAGCCGTTGCCGCTGCGCCTGGATGGCTCGGTGCACGCCGAGTTGGCCATGGAGATCCGCAGCGCCTGGGCCGAATGGTCGCTGTCGCCGGAGACCTCAGGGGAGCTGACGAGGCCCCAGGTGGAACGCCTGATGTGCCGCACCTGGCTGCGCGATGGCGAGGGCCTGGCGCAGAAGCTGATGGGCCGGGTGCCGAACTACACGTTCGCCACCCCGGTGCCCTTCGCCCTGGAGCTGCTGGAACCCGACTACCTGCCCTTCACCTACAACGACCTGTCGAAGGGCATTGTCCAGGGTATCGAGCGCGACACCTGGCGCCGGAAGCGGGCTTATCACCTGCTGAAGGATCACCCCGGCAACCTGCAGGCGCTGGGCGGCAGCCTGGCGGTGAAGCGCGTCGAGGCGGAACGGATCATCCACATCGCCTACCGCAAGCGGATCGGCCAGAACCGCGGCGTGCCGATGCTGCACGCGGTGCTGATCCGCCTTGCCGACCTGAAGGACTACGAGGAGAGCGAGCGGGTAGCGGCGCGCATCAGCGCGGCCCTGGCGATGTACATCAAGAAGGGCAGCCCCGACAACTACGCGCTGGAGCCCGGCAAGGACCGGAAGAACCGAACGATCCCCATCGCGCCCGGCATGGTCTTCGACGACCTGGAGCCGGGCGAAGACGTCGGGATGATCGAGAGCAACCGGCCGAATCCCTTCCTGGAAGGCTTCCGCAACGGCCAGTTGCGCATGATCGGCGCCGGCACCCGCAGCACCTACTCCTCGGTGGCCAGGGCCTACGACGGCACCTACTCGGCGCAGCGCCAGGAACTGGTCGAGGGCTGGCTGGGCTACGACCTGTTGCAGCACGAGTTCATCGACTACTGGTGCCGGCCGGTCTACCGGGCCTGGCTGCAGATGTACCTGCTGGCCAGGAAGGAGCCGCTGCCCGCCGATATTGATCCGCGCACGCTCTACGCGGCGGTCTACCAGGGCCCGGTCATGCCGTGGATCGATCCGATGAAGGAGGCCAATGCCTGGGAGCTGCTGGTCAAGGCTGGCTTCGCCGACGAGGCGGAGGTGGCTCGCGCCCGCGGTCGAGATCCGCGCGAGCTGAAGAAGTCGCGCGAGGCGGAGATCAAGGCCAACCGCGCGGCCAGCCTGGTCTTCAGCTCGGACGCCTACCACCAGTTGGTCAAGTCCGGGATGGACCCGGTGGAGGCCGTGCAGAAGGTGTACCTGGGCGTCGGGACGATGCTCACCGCCGACGAAGCCCGCGAGCTCGTCAACAAATACGGCGCCGGCCTTGCTGTACCAGGGCCGGACTTCCCCAACGAGAGCAACAACGGAGGCGCCAATGGGCCGCCATCAACCCCTGATCCATAAAAGCCTGATGCTGCCGATGGCGATGGCGGCGGCGCTGACCGAGGCCAGCGCCCCGCAAGAGTCCTGGTACAGCATCAAGGCTGCCGGCCGCGGTGTCGCCGAGGTGCTGCTGTACGACGAGATCGGCGCCTGGGGCATCACCGCGCAGCAGTTCGCCCGCGACCTCAAGGCCATGGGCGACATGGCCAAGATCAACCTGCACATCCACTCCCCGGGCGGCGACGTCTTCGAGGGGACGGCGATCTACAACCTGCTGCGCAACCACCCGGCCAGCGTCGACGTGTACATCGACGGCCTGGCGGCCTCGATGGCCTCGGTCATCGCCATGGCCGGCGACACCATCTACATGCCCGAGAACGCCATGATGATGGTGCACAAGCCTTGGGGCATCCAGGGCGGCGATGCGGACGACATGCGCCGCTACGCCGAACTGCTCGACAAGGTCGAGGACACCCTGGTCATGGCCTACGCCAGCAAGACCGGGAAGTCCGCCGACGACATCAAGGCGCTCCTCAAGGAGGAGACCTGGATGAATGGCCGAGAGGCCGTCGCTGCCGGCTTCGCCGACCAGCTCACCGAGCCGCTGCAGGCGGCCGCTCACCTTTCCTCCAAACGCATGCAGGAGTTCGCCCACATGCCCGAAGCTCTGAAAACCCTGCTGGCCCCGCGCGCGCAGACCCCGACCGCGCCGGCCAACACTCCCGCGCCGACTCCGGCACCGGCCGCGCCGGCGGCTCCCGTGGCCGCCGCTCCGACCGAGGCCGAGATCCGCGCCCGCGTCCTCTCCGAGGAAGCCGGCCGCCGTACCGCGATCACCGCGGCCTTCGGCGGCTTCGCCGCTGGCCATGCCGAGTTGCTCGCCACCTGCCTGAACGACATGACCGTCACCGTCGACCAGGCCCGCGAGAAGCTGCTGGCTGCCATCGGCGCCGGCACCCAGCCGGCCGCCGCCCCGGGCGCTGGCGCCCACATCCATGCCGGCAACGGCAACCTGGTGGGCGACTCGGTGCGCGCGAGCGTGCTGGCCCGCATCGGCCGCGGCGAGCGCCAGGCCGACAACGCCTACAACGGCATGACCCTGCGCGAGCTGGCCCGCGCCTCGCTGGTCGATCGCGGCATCGGCGTGGCCTCGCTCAACGCTCCGCAGATGGTCGGCCTGGCCTTCACCCACACCTCCAGCGACTTCGGCCTGATCCTGCTGGACGTGGCCAACCGGTCGGTACTGGCGGGCTGGGAAGAGGCCGAAGAGACCTTCCCGCAGTGGACCAAGCCCGGCATCCTCACCGACTTCAAGCCGGCGCGCCGTGTTGGCCTGGGCGAGTTCTCCTCGCTGCGCCAGGTGCGCGAGGGCGCCGAGTACAAGTACGTCACCCTGGGCGAGCGCGGCGAGCAGATCATCCTGGCCACCTACGGCGAGCTGTTCAGCATCACCCGCCAGGCGATCATCAACGATGACCTGCAGATGCTCTCGGACATCCCGTTCAAGCTCGGCCAGGCGGCCAAGGCCACCATCGGCGACCTGGTCTATGCGGTGCTGACCGGCAACCCGGCGATGAGCGACGGCAAGGCGCTGTTCCACGCTGACCACGGCAACCTGCTCACCGGCGCGGCCTCGGCGATGTCCATCGACAGCCTGAGCAAGGCCAAGACCCAGATGGCGACCCAGCGCACCCAGGTCGATAAGGGCAAAGGCCGGACGCTGAACATCCGCCCGGCCTTCGTGCTGACCCCGGTGGCGCTGGAAGACAAGGCCAACCAGATCATCAACTCCGAGTCCGTGCCGGGCGCCGACGTCAACAGCGGCATCATCAACCCGATCCGTGGCTTCGCGCAGGTGATCGGCGAGCCGCGCCTGGACGACGCTTCGGCGACTGCCTGGTACATGGCAGCCAAGCAGGGCTCGGACACCATCGAGGTGGCCTACCTGGACGGCGTCGACACCCCGTACCTGGAGCAGCAGGAAGGCTTCACCGTCGATGGCGTGGCCAGCAAGGTACGCATCGACGCCGGCGTGGCGCCGCTGGACTTCCGCGGCCTGCAGAAGGCCAACGGCGCTGCCTAACCGGCGCTACCTCCCCAAGCCCCGCCCCTGCGGGGCTTTTTCTTTTCAGCCATCTGGAGACCCAACATGGCCAAGAACTATGTCGAGGACGGCAACGTCCTGACCCTCATCGCCCCGGCGGGCGGCGTTCAGTCCGGCGTGCCGGCGGTGATCGGCGACCTGGTGGTGGTGCCGCTGGTGGACGCCGCCGCGGGCGAGCCGTTCGCCGGTAAGCCCGGCGGTATCTGGAGCCTGCCGGCCGCCGCGGGCCTGGCCCAGGGCGCGAAGTGCAGCGTCCTCGACGGCGAGCTGGTGGCCGCCGCCACCGCTGACTCGGTGCCGTTCGGCTACATCACCGAGGCCACCGTGGCCGGCTTCGCCTCGGCGCTGCTGGTCCAGCAGTAATGGACACCCGGTTCGGGCGCCTCATGGGGCGCCTGCACTCGGTCGGCCAGGCCAGGACGGCCGATAGCGTTGTCGATTACCTCGACCGCCAGGGTTCTGTCCTGGTCGAGGGCCTCGCTGTGGCTGTCGACGACTCGGCCGAGCGGCTGAACGAGCAGGCCAACACCATCGACCGGGTGCGGACCATCTCCGCCCTGAAGGAGTCCCTGCGGCCCCTCGATCGCAAGGGAGCATTCCGGGACCAGGCCGGCAAGGTCTGGCACATCGACGGCATCCATGCGGATGACGGCCACCTGATCACCTTCTACGTGGTGCCCTGATGAGCGACGTACCCAACGTGCAGGCCGACATCATCGGCCAGCTGCAGACGCTGCTCGCCGGCGTTCCCGGCTTCGGCGCGGAGATCCGCGAGGACAACGTGCTGGACCTGATCGACGCCGAGGACGAGGAACTGCCCGACCAGCTGATCGTCCTGCAGGAGGGCGACACCTCGGAGCTGGACCGGTCCGGGGCGACGGTGCGCGAGGAGCTGACCATCAACATCGTGGCGATGACCCGGCTTCGTGACCATGCCCAGCCGCTGCGCACCGCCAGGCTGGACATCAAGCGGGCGCTGAAGGGCATCAAAGCCGGGTTCACCGTCGACGGCCTGATCAAGGTGGCGTTCCCCACCTCCGCGCCGCGGTACCCCGACAGGGGGCGCCGATGGGCGTTCCGGGTGATCCCCATCACCTTCACCTACGTGCAGCAGCTGTAACCCATCCACCAGGCCGCCTTCGGGCGGCCTTCTCATTTCTGGAGGGCCACATGCCCGAGATCACCATCACCAAGGCCTTCAACCACCGCGCGGGGGCCGGCGTGACGCACTACCCGAAGTCGAGCCTGCCCGTCGAGGTTTCCCAGGCCGTCGCGGAACACGCCTGGGCCCATGGCTTCGCGCCCAAGCCCAAGGCCGAGAAGGCCGCCGCCCAGCCCGTTGCGCCCGCCCCGGCGCCGACCACTGAAACCAGCGGCGCCAAGTAAGCGCCGGCCAATCCCTCGAGGAGACCTACATGCTCCAGCCCATTGATCGTTCTTTCATCGGCGAGGGCCAGCCCTTCGCCCGCCTGTATGGCTCGCAGGATGGCCTGCTGCCGTTCGGCAACTGCGACGCCTTCAGCGTCAGCTATGCCACTGACCGCAAGGCCCTGCCGAACTACATGGGTGGCGGCGGCAACCGCAACGTGCGCACCCGTCCCACCGACGTGACCGGCTCCATCGGCCTCTACGACATCACCCCGGAGAACGTGGCGGCGATCACTCGCGGCACCATCACCGTGGCGCCCACCGCGGCGATCACCGGCGAGGCTCACACCTCCGCCGGCGTGGCCTTCGAGCTGATCCCGTTCAAGTACATGCCGGACATGACCAAGACCATCACCGTCAAGACCGCCGGCGGCGATCCCCTGGCGGCTGGCACCGACTACCTGCTGACGCCCCACGGCATCCAGGTGCTGTCCGGCACCACCATCGACGAGACCGGCGTGCTGGTTGACTACACCCCGCGCAAGAGCACGGCCGTGCAGATGCTCAACAGCTCGGAGAAGGAGTTCGAGATCTTCATCGCCGGCCTGAACGACGCGCAGTCGGGCGAGCCCTACGCGCTGCGCATCCGCCGCGCGAAGTTCGGCCTGCTGCAGGAGATGCCGATCCTGGGCCAGGACTACCTGAAGCTGACCGGCCCCATCGAGCTGCTCGCCGATCCGACCGTCGTCGCCGACGACATCTCGAAGTTCCTGCAGATGGACCTGGCGGCCTAAGGCGGCCTGGCCATGGATGGCCTCATCCGCCGAAGAGCATTGCTTTGCCGTAATCAAGGATCGACTCGGTGCAGTAGCCCAGCAGCCAAAGCCCGGTGCCGCCGCTGGCCACAAGAGTGCGGTGCCACCAAGTGCTACGCCTGATTTCATCCTCTAGCTCATCCGCAAAGAGGCGACCTTTAGTGGTTATTCCTTGCCACACAAGGTTGGCGATGTCGTCCGGTTGTGCCCGGTTGCGGAGATATTTCCCTTTGGCTAGCTGCTCATCTAGCAGTTCAGAGGCCAGAGCATAGTCATTCGTAGATGCGGGGCCATTGAGCAAAATGCGCAGATATTCTTTTCTCCACGTCTTCTTCTTCCTCTTGTTCACCATTAGCTCCTGCTTGCGAGTAGGCCCTTACATTGCGTCGGTATCCGCCTGGACTGCCGAGTGGGCCTTCTATATCGGCTTTCTTGTGGTTTGGCTATTGCTCGGCCGGTTCGTGTTTGTCCCGTTGTTCCTCTGGCTCAGCCGGCGCCTGGGTTTCCACGACTTTGAATGACATCAGCCCGCCATCTGGCGGGCTTTTTCTTACCCGAGGATATCCATGGCCAATCCAGTTCAACGCCTGATTCAATTCGTTCTGCGCGGCAAGGACGAGATGTCTCCCGCCGCCAAGCAGTCCGCCGAGGCGCTGGAGGCGCTGCGCGCCAAGGCCAGCCAGCTCGGCGAGGCCCTCGACAATGCCAAGGGCGCCCGCGGCCTGGTCAACAGCCTGGCCAACACCCAGCGCGCCGTGGGCATCACCGAGACCTCGCTGGCGCGTGCCGAGCGGACCATCGAGGATCTGCGGCAGGCGCTCGACAAGAACCCCGACAACAAGGGGCTGGAGACCTCGCTGAAGGTCGTGGAGAGGGATGCCGCGACGCTCCGGCGCACCCTCGACACCCTGAACGCCAAGCTGGCTGATCAGGAGAAGGCGGCCAAGGAAGCGGGCGTCGACACCAGCAAGCTGGCCGACGAAGAGAAGCGCCTGGCCGCCGAGGTGGCGCGGACCAAGGACCAGATCGGCGAAAACTCCAAGGCCTTGCGCAGCCTGGAGCGCGACCAGGCCCGGGCGGCGCGGCAGGCTGCCGAGCACGCCTCGCGCGTCGGCGCCGTCAGCCAGGCGATGTCCTGGGGCACCACGAAGCTCCTCGGCTACGCCGCGGCCTTCGTGGGCGTCGAGAAAGTCTTGGGCCTTGTGGCCTCCGGGCTGCGCACCGTCGCCGCCGGCATCGGAGAGATGCTGAAGACCGGCGACACCTTCGAGGGCCTGGAGACGCGCCTCACGTCGCTGATGGGCTCGGTGCAGGCCGGCGAGCAGGCGACGGAGTGGATCACCAAGTTCGCCAAGGACACGCCCCTGCAACTGGGCGATGTCACCGACGCCTTCGCCTTGCTCAAGGCCTACGGCCTCGATCCCATGAACGGGACCCTGCAGTCGGTCGAGGATCAGTCGGAGAAGCTCGGCGGCGGCATGGAACGCCTGGAGGGCATCGCCTCTGCGGTGGGCCAGGCCTGGGCGAAACAGAAGCTGGAGACCGAGGAGATCCTGCAGCTCGTCGAGCGCGGGGTGCCGGCTTGGGACCTGCTGGCCAAGGTGACCGGGCGCAACGCCGGCGAGCTGATGACGCTGGCCAGCGCTGGGCGCCTGGGCCGTGACGCCATCAAGGCGTTGATCGAGGAAATGGGCCGCAGCTCGGCCGGTGCCGCGGCCGCGAACATGAGCCGCCTGACCGGCCTGGTCAGCAACCTGCAGGACACGGCCACCAATTTCCTCAACCGCATCGCCAAGGCTGGAGCCCTCGACTACGTGAAGGGCCGCCTCGAGGCGCTGGCCGATACCATCGAGGGGATGGACCGCGATGGCCGCCTAGATGCCCTGGCGCAGAGCCTGTCCACGGCGTTCATCGAAGGCGCGAAGAAAGTCGAGGAGTTCGCGCTGAAGCTGGGGGACGTCAGCTTCGAAAAGGTGGTGGATGACAGCACCGCCTGGCTCAAGGACTTCAAGGCCAAGATCGACACCGCCGAGGCCTGGGTAACCGGCTTGGTGGCCCCGTTCCGCATTGCGGCCAACCTCGTCACCGGCGTCCTGCGGGGCGCCATGGGCGGGCTGGTCGATATGATGGGCGGCACCTTCGCCAAGCTGGCCCTGCTGGCCAAGGTGGTGCCGGACATGTTCGGCGGCGCCAAGCTGGTGGCGGGGCTGGAATCGGCGCGCGACTCGGCCTACCAGATGCTGGACGGCCTGCGGGCCGGTGTCGTCCAGGACGGCAAGGACATCGCGGCGACCTGGTCGTCGGTGACGGGGAGCGTCGAGAAGAACGTCGACGCCCAGGTCCAGGCCGTCCAGCGCGGCGCCAAGGCCGCCCGCCAGTCCAGCCAGGACATGGCAGACGGTGTGCTCGACCACTTCCTGAGCATGATCACCGGCTTCGATAACGCCATGGCGGCGGTGAACTTCGCCGACACCGCCAAGCAGTTGGACGTGGTCAAGGTGGCGATCACCGAGGCCTACCAGGCCGGGCGCCTCACCCTGGAGCAGTACAGCGAGGCGCTGAACGCCGCGAGCACCCGGCAGGCCTCGATGGCGGCCGCGAGCAAGCAGGCGGCCGGTGCCACCGATGAGCAGGCCCGTGCCGTCGAGCAGCTGAAGCAGCGGCAGGCCGGCCTGCTCGACCAGTACCTCAAGCACCAGATCACCCTGGAGGAGTACCAGAAGCAGCACAACGCCATTGCCGAGCAGCTGCGCAACACCGGCAAGGCCGCCGACGAGGCCAAGGTGTCGGTCGCCAACTTCCAGGCGGCCCAGGACGCCGTCAGCTCGGCCAAGACCGTGGCCGACCTGAAGAAGTTGCAGGCGGCTATGTTCGACGCCTACAAGGGCGGTCGCCTGAGCCTCGAGGAGTACCAGCAGGCGCACAACGCCGCGGCCAGCAGCATCCGCAAGCTGGAGGCCGCTGCCGGCAGCGCGGCCACCAAGGTCGGCGGCCTGGGCGCCTCGCTGGCCACGCTGCAGGATGTGCAGCAGGCGATCAGCGATGCCCGCACCGACGTCGACATCTCCAACATCAAGTCGGCACTGCAGAAGTTGTACCAGACGGGGGCGATCAGCGCCTCCGAATACAACCGGGAGGTCGACAAGACCAACCAGAAACAGCAGCAGCTGAAGGCCTCCACGGATGGGCTCTCCAGCAGCACGCAGTCGCAGGCGCAGCAGGTCCAGGGCCTGACCAGGTCCCAGCAGATGATGAACGAGGCCATGGAGGATGGCATCGTCACCACCGAGGAACTGCGGCGGATCTCCGGCGAGAAGATGGAGGAGGAGCGCAAGGGCGTCCAGGCGACCAAGGACAACATCGCCGAGACCTCGGCCGACATGTCGGACTTCGCCGGGTTCTACGAGGGCGTCATCAACCAGGCCCGCCAGCCCCTGGCGGAGCTGGGCAAGGAAGCGCTCGCTGCCTTCGATCAGCTGCGCGGCATCAGCACCACCGACATCTCGATCGATACCAGTTCGCTGGAGTCGACCACCAAGGCGCTGCAGCAGATGCGCTCGGAGCTGGACAGGGTGCAGGGCGCCGCCTCGATGCCGGGCCTTTCCGGCCTGGGCAGGTGGGCGCTGTCGATGCAGGAGGAGAGCAAGCGGGTTGCCGTGTCCTTCCTCGAGCAGAAGCAGCAACTGCTCAGCCTGATGGATGGCTACGAGAAGAAGACGATGCCGCTCAGCGACTTCGTGGACAAGGCCAAGGCCGCGCGCAACAGCATGAACCTGCTGAACGACTCGGACCTGCGGCAGCTGGAAAGCGCTATCGACTCGGCCAAGCAGCGGATGGACCAGTTGGAGAGCGGCACCCGCGACACCCTGACCGGCCTCAAGGAGGAACTGGCGGGCCTGCGCGGCGAGACGGAAGCGGTGGACCGCAGCAAGTTCAACAGCCGCCGGCAGGATCTGCAGCAGCAACTGGCTGAAGCCCAGGCCGGCGGCAACCTGAACGCCGTGCAGAACATCATGGAGGCGCTGGCCACGCTCCAGCAGATCCAGGCCGAGACCGATGCCAAGCGCCAACTGGCGGAGCAGCAGGCCCGGGTGGACGCGCAGAACGCTGCGCAGGCACAGGCTCCCGCGCCGGCCGCCGCGGCTCCAGCTGCTGCAGCACCTTCCCAGCCGATGAAGACCATTCGCCTAGAGGTCCAGGGGCGGAGCGTAGACGTCGGCGTCACCGATGACGGTAGCCAACTGCTCGACCTGCTCGGCAAGGCCGCCTTGAGGACTAGCTGATGATGCTCGACAGCATCGAACTGGATGACCAGCTCGAATGGACCGATGAGTTCACCTGGGACTCAGTGGCGCAGGAGCAGGAGCGCTCCATCACCGGGGCGCTGCTGGTGCAGGAGGGCGTCAAACTGCACGGTCGGCCCATCACCCTGCAGGCCAACGGCGGCGCCTGGACGCCGCTGTCGGTCGTGCGGCAGTTGGAGGCCCTGCGCGACCAGCGGCTGAAGGTCATGGACCTGGTGTTGCCGGACGGCCGGGAGTTCTCGGTGACGTGGAACCGGGCCAACGGCCAGGCGCCGCTGGAGGCCTCCCAGGTGCACCGCACGGTGAACCCGGGGCCGTCCGAGGACTACGAAATCACCCTCCGCTTGATCACCGTGGCGCCGCCGCCCGTTACCCCCTGACCTGGAGAACACCATGCAACTGATTGCCTACTGGGTGGGCGGCAGCATCGTGGCCGCTCGTTCGTCGCTGGGCGCTGTCGCCATCATGGAGCAGCACGAGCCCGCCGGCCGCTGGCTGGTCGACGATGCCGTGCCGCTTACCGAGGCCGAGCTGGCCCTGCAGGTCAGCCCGGACGCTCACGAAACCGTCGCCCAGGCCCTTGCGCTCTGCCAGGGCGAACCCACTCGTGCAGGCAGCCGCGCCGATTCCCGGCTGGCCCAGGCCAGCGAGGGCGGCGGTCGTCCGCAGTTGATCCGCTGGGACTTCCCTGGCGCCTGATCCCTCTCTCTTTCCCCCTCCCCAAACCCGCCTCGGCGGGTTTTTTCGTTTCTGGCTGGAGCACACATGGCCATCAGCAAAAGCGACATCAAGCTGCTCAAGTCCCAGCGCCTGACCGACGAGTCGGACGGCGGCGGCCGCGCCACCGGGCAGGCCGTGGTGGACGCCGAGGTGAACAACCTGTTCCCGGACATCTCGCGCCTGGACCGCACCATCGGCCGCATCAACCTGCGGAAAGCCTTCGCGGGCGTCCAGTCGACCAACAGCGACAGCTACCTGGGCGCCCACGCCATCCTCACCCAGGCCCCGGCCGATCCGCGCGTGTCGGTGCTGCTGTTCGGCGGCACCCAGACCGACGAGCGCGCCGACGCCCGCAACGCCATCGAGTCCTACGTCGTGCCGGCGGTGATCGCGCCGTTCGACCTGCTGGGCAACCAGCTGCAGGGCCAGCGTGCCATCGCCTGCATCCAGCGCGAGGAGCAGCGCCTGCCGGAGATCGGCGAGGTGTACCAGTTGGTGAACGGCGCCCTATCGCAGTACGTGCGGATCACCAGCGTGGACGCCCGACTGGAGAGCTTCACGTACGACTACGGCAACGGGAACTTCGTGAATTTCACCCGACGCCGCCTCGACCTGTCGATCAGCTCGCCGCTGCTGAGCACGTTCCCGGGCGGCCAGCCGACGCCTGCCGGCACGGCGATGCCGTCGGGCTCCAGCGGCACTAAGAGCCAGATCCTCACCACCCAGGTGGCGGATGCCGCGCACTACTACGGTATCAGCCCGCTGGCCCAGGCCGTCGCCGAGGGCGCACTGAGCCTGCGAGTGAAATCCGTCTACGCCCAGCTAGTGCCGTCGAGCACCCGCGAGAACGCGCTGATCGACCAGCTCGGCGGCTACCAGCGCCGCATCGTGCTAGCCACCGGGCCGGCGCGCTCGGTCAACCTGACGTTCGCTCTGGTCAGCGGCGGCCAGTCGCGGACCTTCCTCGGGACCGGCTGCGCCCCGGGCACGCTGTCCCTGGTGGTCAACGGCGGCACCTTCGCCGACGACAGCAAAGGCGGCCTGCGCTACGTGTCGGGCAGCAACTGGATCACCAGCGGCACCATCGACTACGAGACAGGCGAGATCAACCTGGTGCGCACCGGTGCCGGCTACACCGGTGCAGCCACCGCCAGCCACCAGCCCGGCGCCGCCGCCACCGGCGAGACTGTCACCGGGGAGATCCCGGTCGACCTGTCGAACCGTGGCTACGTATACACGCTGAGCCTGTCCGACGCCCCGCCCATGCCGGGCACGCTCGAAATCTCCTACATGGCCCTGGGCAAGTGGCAGACCTTGCGCGACCAGGGCAACGGCGAGCTGGCCGGGGAGGGCACCGGGACCATCCAGTTCAACACCGGTTCGGTGTCGCTGACGCTGAACGCCCTGCCGGATGTCGGCAGCTCGGTGATCTGGGCCTACGTGGGGCAGAACAGCGCCGCGTTCACCCAGCGCACTGGCGTGAGCGTGCAGGCCCGGGCGAAGGTCAACCGCACGCTGCCCCACCAGGGGCTGCTGCCGGGCTCCTACACCGCCAGCTTCAAGGTCGGCGGGGTAACCAAGACCATCGTCGACGCCGGCAACGGCACGCTGTCCGGCTCCGGCGGCAGCGGCGTCATCAACTACGCCGCCGGCACCGTGTCGATGGAGTTGACCGCCACCCCGGATGCCGGGACGGCGATCACCCACACCTACCAGCAAGGGGCGTTCACCGACACCCCGCTGGCGGTGACCTCGGACGGCACCGGCATGACCACGTTCACCATCCCGGGCGCGCCGCTCAAGCCGGGTTCGGTGCAGATCAGTTGGATCACGAAGCAGAGGCAGGCCGTGCCGGCTATCGACCACGGCGTGCTTGAGAGCGGCAACAGCCTGCCGGTGTACGAGTCGGAGGTGCTGGTCAACAACGCCGTCAGCGACAACACCGCCGGCGGCTGGGGCGACGGACGGGCCGGGAGCATCAACTACTCGACCGGCGCCTGCTCGCTGCAGGTGGCGCGGACCTACACCTACAAGGAATTCACCTACGCCACGGAAAAACACGGGTTCAACCCGGACACCATCGAGCTGGTCAGCACCGACCGCAGCGAGATGGAGAGCTTCGGCGGCACGCTGACCATCCGCGCGCAGTCGAACAGCCAGAGCTACGGCGATCAGACCGACACCCAGGCCGTGGTCCCGGTCACCCTTGACCTGCTGCCGGGCGTGTCGGAGTCGATCCTGCCGGGCTCGCTGGTGTTCACGTATGCCGGTGAGACCTATGTGGACCGCTCCGGCGTGCTCTACAAGAACGTCAGCAGCACCACGAACGCCGGGGCGGCGGTCGGCTCGGTGGACTATGCCGGCCGCGCGGCCACGCTCAGCACCTACCCGGCCGGCGCCGCGGCGGCCGTCACGCTGCTGGCGTGCCTGACCACCAACTCCGGGTTCGCGGTCAATGCCATGACGTTCCGCACGCCCGGGGCGCCGCTGCGGCCGGCGAGCCTGCAGGTCACCGCGGTGCGCGTCGACACCGCCCAGGTGGTGACGGCCACGGCGGACGCCAACGGCGTGCTGAGCGGCGCGGTGATCAAGGGTACGGTGGACATCGCGACGGGCATCGTCAGGTTGCGGTTCACCAGCAACCTGGACGACCAGACCGGGGCCAGCGACATCCCGGTGATCCCGATCCTGCTGCGCTACAACGCGGTGGTGTATTCCACCCTGCCGCTGGACGCCAACCTGATCGGCCTCGATCCGGTGCGCCTGCCGGCGGACGGCCGGGTGCCGCAGTTCCGCGAGGCCGACGTGCTGGTGATCCGCCACGTGAAGGAAACGGTGGTGCCCAGCCCCGAGGCTGGCGGCACCCTGGTGCTGACGCGGCAGCAGCAGGCCGAGATCGAGGTGTTCGACGCCAACGGCACCGCCCTGCGCGCCGCCAGCTTCACGGCGAACCGTGCCGCGGGAACGGTGACGTGGGCCAACCCGCTGGTGCTGCAGGACGAGGCCGGCAACCCGCTGACGCTGCCGCTGGTGGTGCAGGACCGCATCGAGCACATGACGCTGTGCACAGAGGTGCAGATCAGCGGCGAGATCGGCCTGGCCTCGCCTGTGCCGTGGGACATGCCGGCGAACGAGGCGACGGTGTCGAGCGCGCTCAGCTGGGGCGACCTGCAGGCGCGCTACCACCACTGGTTCACCCAGAAGGCGTGGAACACCGGGGCGCCGAACTGGACGGACGCGCCTGTCGGCGAGACCACCACGGCGAACTACGACCAGCTCAGCTACCCGCCGATCATCACCAACATGGGGAGCATCGACGGGAAGTGGGCGCTGGTGTTCACCTCGGCGACCGCGTTTCAGGTGGTCGAGGAAAAGCTGGGGGTGATTGCCACCGGCAACATCGCCAGCGACTGCGCGCCCATCAACCCGCAGACCGGGACACCGTATTTCACCATCCGCAAGGAGGGCTGGGGGACGGGGTGGGCGGCAGCGAACGCGGTGCGCTTCAACACCGATTCGGCGCTGGGCCCGGTGTGGCTGGCACGCACGGTGCTGAGCGGGCAGGGCACGGTTGATGACGACCAGTTCCGCCTGCAGATTCGAGGAGACGCAGACTAATGCCAACCATTTATTCCAGCATCGACACGGGGGCACCGACCTACTCCAACGGAACGACCGCCGCTTTGGGGGCGGCAGCCGTCAAGGCTGTCCTTAAAGGGTGCCTGGTGAATGGTTACCAGGGGAAGCCGGGCGCTGGCTGGTCGCTGGTCGCGGAGGATACGAACTACCTGATCCTGCGCAACGGAAGCGGAACGGGCTACATCTGCTTCACCTTCACCACGGCGTACTACATGAAGATCACGCTGGCGGCGACGTTTACCGGCGTGGTCAACGACATCATCACAGGCGCCGGGGTGAAGACTGGCGTCGCGGCAAATAATGCGGCGCCACAGTGGCTGATGATCAGCTCGATTTCTCAGACTTCGCAGTTCTCGTGGTCTGTTATCGCTGATGAGAAAAGCGCTGCGCTGACCTGGTACTACTATTCGAGCAACAACGGCCAGGGGCCGATCAATATGACCACCAATAGCCCCGCGGGAATCACCCTGACGTTTGGGGAAGATTCCGGCGGCAATTTTCTGTCTGTCGGTGGGTATAACGCTTCGAACTCTGCGAGTGCGAACAACTACTTCTCTTCGTCCGGGATGACCGTGCTTCGAGACCCTGCCACCGGGTTGTTGATCGATACCGGATCGATCTCGCCGAATATTCCTCTTCTATCGAATCAGGCCGATACAGGAACAACGGTCTACCCCCTGGAGCATGCCGACCTGATCCGGTTGCCATGGATGACGACGAGCAAGGAGGGAGGGTATTTGCGAGGACTGGCCATCCAGCCGACGGCGCAAGGCTATTTGAATTACGCCATGCGGTCGGTGGGGAGGGCGGTGGCTGTCACCGACTTCAGCTTGTCGAATGCAGCGAACCCGTTCGAGTTGGTGACAGGGCTGAAGGTGGTTCCCTGCAAAGAGTACAACGCGCATCCAGGCATCTTCATCACGGACGACGCGAGGTTCTGGTGATGGCTCTTTCCGTGATGGTAGCTCCCGTGCTGATCGACAGAGTCCAGCCGCCGCGGGTGCGCTTCCGTTTCCGTATCCTGCGCGAGGGCGAGGTCACTGCGGAACAGAAGAACCTGGTGTTTTATCGGGACTTCAATTCGCAGACCTTCACCAGCCTGGGCTTTGCCACTGAGGATGGCGAGTACACCCAGTGGGAGTCTGTGCGCCTATCGACGTTGAACGATCAGGGCGACTGGCTGGTGGTTGGCTATGACGACACAGCCCCGAAGAAGATCCGAGCTGCATACCTGAGCATCAGTGCCGACGGCACCTACACCTTCAACATCACCAGTGGCGATGGTTCGGGTGGTGGCGAGTCGGCCGAGATCACGGCGCGCGTGCGCGTCGATGGTGTGCTCGCTGAGCGGGAGGTGGTGTTTGTGGAAAAGCCTTCCAGCGGCCAGTTCCGCATTGCCGGCTACGGGCCCGCCCAGGACGGTGAGTCGGTCGTCGAGCTGAAGGTCACGGATGGCCTGGTCTACGCCGTCGCGCTGGATGACTGGGGAACGGCCTTTCAGCCGAGCCTGAGCGTCGCCGAGGGGCAGGTGATCCGCCCCACCGTGATGTTGGGGTGGCTGTACCGGGTGACGCAGGCCGGCCAACTGCCCGCCGTTGAACCAACCTGGTGGGACGAGAGCCTGCAGGGGCCGCAACCGCTTGGCACGGCTCGGGCCGAGGTGGTGCGCTACTACCGCCCGCAGGCGCTCGGCCCGCAACCTGTGGAGTTGATCTGATGCTGACCCATGATGCGGTGGCGGGCTGGAGCAAGGCCCGCCGCCAGTTCGATCTTGTGCGCCGTTCGGAGTGGGGGACGGTGGCCGCCAAGGAGGTGGCTACCTCGGCGCCCTGGGGCCAGGGTGAGGCGCGGAACGCCGGCCTGGCGGGGCGATGGAACACGGTGGCGCAGGCCGACCATGGCCACGGCGGGCGCTGGAGGCAGGGCGGGGCGCTGGAGGCCGACGCCGCCAGCCGCTGGGACACCGTCGCGCAGGTTGACCTGGCGCGGCGCCTGGACTGGGACCACTCGGTCAAGCCCCAGGACACCCGCCTGCGCCTGCTCTACAACCCCAAGCCCGCGCGCAAGGACACGTCCAGCGGGCAGGCGTGGTTCCGCTGCGACGAGTTCGGCCCGCGCTTCGACGCCGCGGCCGAGCGCGCCGCCAGCCTCTACGTGCCCACGCCGGGCCTAGTGGACTTCAGCTTCGGTGGGGAACGCTACGTGCCCAGCACGTCGGCAATCGTGTTCTTCGACTTCCGCTACAGCCCGCAGCCGCATGCCATCCAGCCGGTGGACAGCGGCGCGGTGGTGCGCTTCACCCCGGCGCGTATCATCGACCAGATGCGGACCATGCCCTGGGGCTGGGGCACGCCGACCGATCCGCGCCCGACGGGCATCGTTTACCCGGACTACCCGGGGCCTGTGGTCGTTGTCGACCCGCCCGAGGAGCCGACCATTCTGGAGACCTACATGATTGCCAACACGGTCACCCTGGTGGAGCTGGCCGGCGGCACGCCGCTGGACGCCAGCAACATCCGCATCGGCCTCGACATCGATTCGTTCGCCTGGACGTTCAGCGCCGACCTGTTCGGCCGCACCTCGCTCAACCTGGTGCTGCAGGATGCCGACGGGCCGAAGACCGTCGAGCTGGTGGTCAACGGCTGGACCTGGCACTTCCTGGTCGAGCGCTACAGCGGCACCGGCAAGTTCCCGGAGGAGCGCTACACGATCAGCGGCAGCAGCCGCACCCAGCTCCTCGCCGCGCCCTACGCGCCGAAGCGCAGCGGCATGAACACCAGCCCCATCAACGCCCGCAACATCGTCGACGACCAGCTGGAGTTCACCGGCTTCGCGGCGACCTGGGACACGGTGTCGATGGGACCGCCGGACTGGACGCTGCCGGCCGGCGCGTTCAGCTACACCGAGATGGCGCCGATGGAGGTGATCCACCGCCTGGCCGAGGTCGCCGGCGGCATCGTGCGGCCGGACCTGGCCGGCGACGCCTTCACGGTTCTGCCGCGCTACCGCGAAGCGACCTGGTACTGGAACAGCGCGATTCCCGACTGCATCGTGCCGGCGGAGATCGTCGCAGAGTGGGGCAGCGAATGGTCGCCACAGCCGGAGTGGAATTTCGTCTACGTCAGCGGCACCAACTACGGCGTGAGCGTGCAGGTGCGGCGCGCCGGCACGGCCGGCGACGAGCCGGCGGCGGACGTCATGGAGGACTGGATGACCGGCACCGACGTTGCCCGTGCCCGCGGGATCTGCGAGCTGTCGAAAGGCGGCAGCCAGGCCATCGAGACGCGGCGTATCCCGCTGTTCGCGGACGGCGACAACACTCCGGGGCTGGTGCAGCCGGGCATGATCGTTGAGTTCCGCGACCCGGACGTCACCTGGCGCGGGCTCTGCCTGGGCGTCGACATCACCGCCGAAGGCGTGGGCGCCTCGCGCGTTTGGCAGACGCTGCGGATCGAGCGGCACTACGGGAGCAGCAGCTGATGGCCACCGTGAACCCCTGGAAAAAGTTCATCGGGCTGCTGCCCGGTGGAGAGCGCACGGTGGGGGAGGTGGTCAGCATCGACGCTGCCGCCGGCACCAGCGTGGTGGAGCTGCGCACCGGCACCCGGGTGCTCGCCCGCGGCACCTCGGTGGCTGCCGGCCAGAACGCGTTCCTGGTCGACGGCCAGGTCACCGGCCCGGCCCCGGACCTGCCGCAGTACGACTTCGAGGTCTGAGCCCGCCGGCCAGGCCTTCAACCCAAGCCCGCCACCTGGCGGGCTTTTTCATGCCCGGAGGAAACCATGGGCCAAGACCGTGATGTAGATGTGCTGGCGCGGACGCTGTGGGGCGAGGCGCGCGGCGAAGGCGCCGCCGGCATGGTCGCCGTGGGCTGGACGATCCGTAACCGCGCGGCGAAGCCTGGCTGGTGGGGGCGGGACATCGTCAGCGTCTGCCAGGCGCCCTGGCAGTTCAGCTGCTGGAACAAGAACGATCCGAACTATCCGTACCTGTCCGGCGCGAAGCAGATCCCGGCCGGCGAGTACCTGCGCGCCAGAGAGGCCGCACTGGCGGTGATCAGCGGCAGCCAGCTGGACCCAACCGGCGGGGCCACCCACTACTACGCCACCACCATGGCCAAGCCGCCGGCCTGGGCGGCGAAAGCGAAACGCACGGCAGTGATCGGCCACCACGCCTTCTTCCGCGACGTCCCGTAGGAGCGAACCATGCAGAACTTCCCGTGGAAGGCGGCCGGCCTGGTGCTGGCCGCGCTGCTGCTGGTCGCCGTCGGCACCGGCTTGGGTGTGTGGCTGGCCGCCGGGCACTACCGTCCGCAGCTCGATGCCGCGGCCGTGGATCTGACCAGCTGTCGCGCGGCCCGGGGCAACCTCGAGGCACTGGTGGGCGACCAGAACGCCGCCATCGCTGGCCTGGCTAACCAGGCCCAGCAGCGCCAGGCACGTGCCGCCCAGGCCGTGGCCGATGCCCAGCAGCAGGCCGGCGAGCACTACGCCGCGGCGCAGCGCCTGCAGCAGGAGCACGCCGAGGGTGATCAGTGCGCAGCGGCAGAGGCGGTCATCGACAAGGAGTTGGGCCTATGAAACCGCAGGAGTGGCGAAAAGCTGCAGGTGCAGCGATTTTCGGCAGGTGCAGCCGAAAAGTGCAGGTGGTGCAGGTGCTGGGGGTGATGTTCGCGCTGGCGGGATGCGCTGGCCAGGTCGAGCCTGAGCCGCGCACGGTGCGCGTAGAGGTGCCGGTTGCGGTGCCCTGCCGGGCGCCGGCGGTGCAGGAGCCGACCTGGGCCACGGCGAGCTTGCGGAAGGGGGACAGCCTGCAGACCAAGGTCCGGGCGCTGCTGGCAGAGCGGCAGCAGCACCTGGGCTACGAGGCGCAGTTGCGTGCCGCGGTGCAGGCCTGCCAGTAGGGTATGATGCCGGCCTCGATCAACAGGAGGTCGGCATGCTCATCATTCGTCAGGGCACTTTCTCTCGGCTTCAGCTGGAGCGCATGGTCGGCAAGGCGGGCAATTTCGGGATTTGGGAATACCACGTGTCGGCGAACTCCGACATGTTCCCCGGCTACGCGGCTGGTCGCCATGCCGCTATCTCCCCGGCGGAACCGAAAGAGGGACAGGAAGTTGAAGCATTCGTCATGCTCCGATCCAACTCCCCGCAGGAGGAGTGGCGGCCGGCAGGAAAAGGCGTCGCGGAGTACCGCTGAATGCTCGGTAGACTCGGCGCAAAACCACCCCTGGAGCCCGCGTGGATACGTTTGCGAAACGCCGAAAAGTGGTGTGTTTTGCCTAGTCAAAATGGTACGATTTCCAAGCTAAATCAAAGGCTTGGATTGGATATGTCCGCTGTATGGGGTGCAAGGGGTCGAGTGTTCGAATCACTCCGTCCCGACCAAAAAACTCCAAAAAATCCAAGCACTTACGGGTGCTTGGATTTTTTTATGCCTGGCGTTTTTGGTGGCTGATCTAAAAATGATCGCTCTGGTTGCCAATTGGTTGCCAATTGAGATTGGCTTGAGAGCGATGGAGGAATAGGATCGATCAAGAAGGCGGAGTGCTATCAGCTTTCTGCGTGATGCGTGATGCGTGATGCGTGATGCGTGGATGGTGGCGCTGATGAATAAGGGCGGGGAGTGTCTCATGGAGCTGATCGACAACATCAATTCGCTGCTTGGCGAGAGTCTCAAGGGTACGCTCAAGCCTGGCGCCAAATTGAAGATCGCCGCGTCCTGCTTCTCGATATACGCTTACGTGGCGCTCAAGCGAGAGCTTGAAAGCATCGACTCCCTGGAGTTCATCTTCACCTCGCCGACCTTCGTGCCCAACGAGGCGACGGACAAGCTGAAGAAGGAACAGCGCGAGTTCCACATTCCCAAGGCCGAGCGTGAGCGTAGTCTGACCGGAAGCGAGTTCGAGATCCTACTGAAGAACAAGCTTACCCAGAAAGCCATTGCCAGGGAGTGTGCCGACTGGATCCGTCGCAAGGCTACTTTCCGCTCCAACCGTGGCCAGGCACCCATGCAGCCATTCATTGGGGTGCGTGCGCCAAGCTCAGAGTCCGTCTACATGCCGGTGCAAGGGTTTACGGCGGTCGACTTGGGCTACCAAAAGGGTAACGCGCTTTCCAACATCGTCACCCGCTTCGATGAGCCAGCCCATACGGGCATGTTTCTCAATCTGTTCGAGCAGATCTGGAACGACCAGGAAAAGCTGGAAGACGTCACCGCTCGGCTCTGTGATCACATTGCCTCGGTGTATCAGGAGAATGCCCCCGAGCGTATCTACTTCCTAATGCTCTACAACATCTTTCGTGAGTTCCTGGAGGATGTGAGCGAGGACGTGCTACCTAACGATCGTACCGGCTATCAGGATACGGTGATCTGGAACAAGCTCTTCAACTTCCAGCGCGATGCGGCCACCGGCCTGATCAACAAGCTGGAAACCTACAGCGGTTGCATCCTTGCCGATAGCGTAGGCCTGGGTAAGACCTTTACCGCGTTGGCGGTGATCAAGTACTACGAGCTGCGCAACAAGTCCGTCCTGGTGCTCTGCCCGAAGAAGCTGGCCGACAACTGGCTCACCTACAACCAGAACCTGAAGACAAATATCCTCGCCAAGGATCGCTTTGCATACGACGTGCTGTGTCACACCGACCTGAGCCGCAGCCGCGGCACCTCTCTGGGTATGCCGCTGGATCGGGTCAACTGGGGCAACTACGACCTGGTAGTGATCGACGAGTCGCATAACTTCCGCAACAACGATCTCTACAAGGACAAGGAAACTCGTTACCAGCGGCTGATGAACCAGGTCATCCGCCAGGGGGTGAAGACCAAGGTGCTGATGCTCTCGGCGACTCCGGTTAACAATCGTTTCAGCGATTTGCGTAACCAGCTGGCGTTGGCCTACGAGGGTGACAGCGAGAACCTCAATGACAAGCTGCGTACCGAGAAAGACATCGACAGCATATTTCGCCGCGCTCAGGCGGCGTTCAACGCTTGGGCCAATCTGCCGCCGGAAAAGCGCACGGCGGCGGCCATTCTTAACAGCCTGGATTTCGACTTCTTCGAGCTGCTGGACAGCGTGACCATTGCGCGCTCTCGTCGACACATCGAAACCTTCTACAACACTGCCGACATTGGCCGTTTCCCGGAGCGCCGCAAGCCGATGTCATTCCATTGCCCGCTGACTCAGCGCGACGATGTCATTGGCTTCAACGAGATCTTCAATCACCTGTCGTTGCTCAAGCTCGCCGTATATGCGCCGGTGAGCTACATCCTGCCCAGCCGCCTGAGGAAGTATGAGGAGCAGTACGACACCCAGGTGGAAGGTGGGCGAGGCAAGCTCAAGCAGGTTGATCGGGAGAAGAGCCTGCAGGCGTTGATGACCACCAATTTGCTCAAGCGTTTGGAGAGCTCGGTGGAAGCTTTCCGTCTGACCCTGCAAAGTCTGCAGGCCAGCCATCGCAGCGCCCTGGATAAGATTGCTCAGTTCAACAAAACCGGCCAGTCAACAGGTTTTGCCGACGTCACCGCGGCCTTTGAAGAGGCTGACTTCGATGAGGACAGCTGGCCGATGCCTGGCGACATTAGCATTGGCAAAAAAATTCAGATCAGTCTGGAGGATATGGACCTGCCCTCATGGGAGCAGGATCTGCAGGCCGATTTGCTGTTCATTGACGAGCTGTTGGGTGAAATGTCCAAGGTCACCCCGGCCGATGATGCCAAGCTGCAACACTTGAAAACCCAGATCGCCAGCAAAATCGCCTCGCCGATCAACCCCGGCAACAAGAAGGTGCTGATCTTCACTGCCTTCGCCGATACCGCTAACTACCTGTACGACAACTTGGCTGATTACCTGCAACGAAACTACCAGGTGCACACGGGCAAGGTCACCGGCAGCGACGCGCCGAAATCCACCCTTGGCACCATGCCGGGCAGCCGGCAGAGCTACGACTTCCAGGGCCTGTTGACCCTGTTCTCGCCACGCTCAAAGGAGAAGGCGGCGATCTATCCGGACGAGCCGCGCGAGATCGACATTCTCATCGGCACCGATTGTATTTCCGAGGGCCAGAACCTGCAGGACTGCGACTACCTGATCAACTATGACATCCACTGGAACCCGGTACGAATCATTCAGCGCTTTGGCCGGGTGGATCGGATCGGCTCGCAGAACAGCAGTATTCAGCTGGTCAACTACTGGCCGGATATCAGCTTGGACGAGTACATCAATCTTAAGGAGCGGGTGGAAAATCGCATGATGATCGCCGACGTCACTGCGACCGGCGATGACAACGTGCTCAATGCTCAAGCCAACGACGTGGCCTACCGCAAGGAACAGCTGCGCCGTCTGCAGGATGAAGTGATCGAGATGGAAGACTTGAAGACCGGCGTCTCCATTACCGACCTCGGTCTCAACGACTTCCGCATGGATCTGCTCAACTACATCAAACAGCACGGCGAGTTGAACCATCTGCCCAACGGCATGCATGCTGTGGTGCCTGCACAGCCGGAGCTGGGTTTGCTACCGGGCGTGATCTTCACCCTGCGCAACCGCAACCATGGCGTGGACATCAACCAGCAGAACCGCCTCTATCCCCACTATCTGATCTACATCGATAACCATGGGCGGGTAATCAGTGACTACAGCGAGGCCAAGCGTCTGCTGGACCTGGCCCGCACTGCCTGCAAAGGGCAGGGGCAACCGATCAGAGATGCCTACCAGCGCTTCAACCAGACCACGAACGATGGCCGCGATATGCAGGCCTACTCCAATCTGCTGGATCAGGCCATTCACTCGATGATCGAAGTGAAGGAAGAGAAGGACATCGACAGCCTGTTCAGTGGCGGCAAGACCACCGCCTTGGTGGACACCATTGCCGGTCTGGACGACTTCGAGCTGATCACCTTCATCGTCATTCAGGATGTGGCATGACTCGGCCCGCGCCAGTCTTGTTCGCGTTTCCTGGCCAGGCCAGAGTTGGCCGTCCGGTGCCGAAAACCAAGATTTATGAGCACGGCCAGATAGGCAGCGCGCTGCGTGACAAGTTTGTCGCTCAGATCGAGCAAATAACCTGGGCCTACAAGTTGGCGCCGGAGACTCTTAACCTGTCGGCGCGGCCGGAGGTGCCGGAGATTCAGGTTTTCGACATCGAGCTCAAAGGCGCGGAGCTGGACTACGAAGTCTTGCGTGCGATTGATCGAGCTATTCCGCTGCCGATCATTTTTCAGCTGTACCGAGACCAGCAGGCGTGCATGGTTGCTGCTTTCAAGCGACCCAGCCAGGCCGAGGCGGGCAAGTGGGTACTCGATAACTATCTCGCTGGTCCCTGGCTGGCGGATACAGTTGAACGACAGTCTTTGCCCGTGGCGCTGGATCTACAAGGGCTTTACGAACAGCTGCTGCGCAGCCTGCTACCGCAAGCCGCTCGAGTCGGCGAAAGCTTGCTCGAGCAGTTGGAGCGTCTAGCCCGGCTGCGTGGCCGGCAGAGCGAGTACAACAAGCTGGAAGCTCGCCTGCACAAGGAAAAACAGTTCAACCGCAAGGTGGCGCTTAATGCCCAGTTGCGGGAACTGAAAAATGAAATCGATCAACTGAGTGCATAG